GTGGAACTCGTAGTTCTGCCCATGTTCGTCGAGCCAGGTACGGGCCTTTTTCATGGTGTCACAGGCTTTGATTCCGTATAGGCGTAAGTTCTTGATTTTACATGGCGTTTCCATGCTCTCCAAATTCTCCCCAAAACCTCGCCAAAACTCAGTCGCGGATTATGCCACGTCGATCCACTCGGCGCCCCGGCTGTCACGGTAGAGCGCGGTCATCGCTGCCGACTTGTGGCCGAGCAGCAATTGCGGATCTCGGCCTTCCGCGGCGTGCAATCTGGCAGCCAGTGAGCGCATCTCGTGGAAGGTCGGAGGGCTCGCCCCGAACTCAATGCCGGTGCGGTCCCGTGCGGCTGCAAACGCGCTGGTCAACGTGTCCAGCATGATCGGCATCCCTGGCGTCGCGCGGCTCACGGTGCGGCTGTGATGCACGAGATGTTTGGACACTACAGCATCCCGGCAGGCTTTAACCACCTCGCCCAGTTCGAGCCCGAGCGATTCCAGGCGCAGCTTCGTGCTGATTCGCAGCCTGGCGCCGGTCTTCGCCTGAATGATGTGCAGATGCTCGTCATACACGTCCTTGAACAGCATCGCCGCGATATCGTCACGGCGCTGGCCGGTCAGTACCGCAAGCTCCATTGCCCGCTTCAGCCAAGGCTGCTTGGCCTCCGCGTAGATCGCATTCCATAGCTCCAGGGTCAGCCGTTCGCGCTTGACCTTCACCTTCGCGGCCCGTGTCACCTCGACCGGGTTGTCATTCCGCCATCCAGCCGCTATCGCCTCGCGCATCAGGTCGCTCAGCAATGAGCGCATGGCCTTCGCCATCTGCGCCTTGCCTTCATCCGTGAATGTCTTCAGGTAGGCGGCAATCTCAAACGTCCCGATGCTTGCCGTGTCGAGGTGCCCCAACGCTTCGCTGAGACGGTTCAGCCTCATGCGCACGGTTTCCTTGCTGCGGTCGGACACGTCGCGCTCTGCGTAGAGCTTGCGGTACTCGTCGATCCATTCCGAGAACCTGCGGGCCGGCGCGGCTGCTATACGCTCAACCAGGGCCGGCTGCATCTTCGCGCCGGCATGGTTGGCGTGCACAGCTTCACGCACGGCCTGCGCCTTGTCCGCACCGAGCCCGTACCACTTTCCTGACGACGTGTCACGATAGCTGTAATAGGTGACGCCGTTCCTGCTATCCGTCTTGCGGTACAGGTTCGGCGGCAGGTCTTTCGAACCGGTCTTACGCGGCCTTGGCGCCATGTCGATCCCTCGCGATGCGCCCGGCAAGCGTGCCTGGCTCGATGTACTGTGCGTCTGGCTCAACATAATAGCTTCGCCCGTGCTTCACCGGGGCGGGGAAAATCTTCGCCTCTCGCGCCCACCGCCGCAGCGTGTTCAGCGTAGGCACCGGATCGAAGTTGGCTTCCGCCCATTTCTCAAGGCTTAATTTCATCCCTCACCCCTCCAATTCCCGGCAGCCGCAGTAACTGCAGCGCTTGCCGAGGACGTTCTTCACGCATACGTTCGTGCGCTCGCCTTCTTCCTCTATCCATACTTCCATGCGGATTCGCTGCATGTCGGACTTGGCGAGGATTTCAAACTGGCGCTTCTGCTCCTGCTCCGGCAGGCGTTTGAATGATTGCCACAGGCTCATGTTCACCCCCCCTCACCGTTACGCCGGCTGCTTCGATGGCGGCATCAACGCCGTCGGCCCAATATGTCCATTCGCCGCTGTCGTACTTGTCGAACCGTTCCGGCAGATCGATCACCAACTCCCGCCGCGACGCCAGCCAAACATTCCGCATCTGGTCCTTCACGTCCTCGAACTGATCGCGGAACGGCTGCTGCTGCCACCACGCATCGAACTCTGCTATCGCCTTGTCTGTGTGCATGTCTATCTCCTGCTGCGTGTGGGGTTAGCGCACGAAAGGCTTGAGCGTGTAGATCTCGAAGCGAACCGGGTTGTCTTTGTGGTAATCGTTGCGCGACCAGCGCGCCGAGAAGAACCCGTTCTCGCCAAGGATCAGGTGGTAGTTTCCGAATCGAATGTTCAGCCATGCGTTTGACATGCGTGCAAATCCTCCCCGCCGACTCTCGCCGGCAGGCTGTGTGTTTGGGTGGGGTTAGGGGTGACTACCTGACTTGGGTTCAGGTGGTCTTAGCTTCGCGCTCAAGATAAACCGCCAGCCACTTGAGCTTGCACGGACGACACACAATGCCGCTTGTGCAGCCGTATGGCTGATCGAACACCAAGACGCCACGGATATGCGCTGGCCCAACGTCGCGGTCGCCACTGTTTACCTGTACGCGGACCTCGCCGTCTTCCGGCACGCACTCCGATCCGCAAACATCACAGCAGCAGACGGTTATGGTTTTCGTTGTGATGCCCATTACGCCTCCTTCGCAGCAGTGACAGGCGTATCGCCGTCAATTAGCGCATCTACCGCAGCATTGATGTTGCCGCCGAAGTCTTCCAGATCGACGCGCAGCAGGTTGAGCCAGTGCGTGTCGTCGCCCTGGAGGCTGACGTAGCGCCACCGCTCTGCATCCTCCCGCATCATTTCGACCTCGGCGCGGAGCTGGTCGATCCGATCCTTGAGCACGTCGGCGCGGTGCTTCCCGAGTTCGTGTACCTGGGCAGTCTCCTGCACCCACTCTGTCTTCTCGTGCCATTCGAGGTGGGCGGCCTTGAACTGTAGGAGGCTATCCCGCTCGGCGGTCACGGCAGACAGGGTGGCGCTGAGCTTGTCGAAGTAAATCCGCAGGGTGAAGGCATAGTCGGCAAGGGTGTCCCCGACAGGTTCTAGGTACCGCTCCAGTTTCACCGTGCTGACTTGGCGCTGTGTTTCGCAGATCGTGTGCAGCGTGCGGAGCGGTGCGCGGCGGGCCAGTTCAGCTAGCGTATTCATCAGGCGCGCACTGCTTACCCCTTCCGCCTCTGCGGGCTGGGCGCGGCGTAGCGCATCGCAAACATCGCCCCACAACACAGCGTCCCGATGCGGGTCCAGCTTTTCTTGAAGCTGTTCCAGCAGCTCCCGATCAACCAATACCTTGCTCATTCGACTGCCTCCAGCGCCTTGGCGGGGTAAATCTGCACGCTGCCGGCGTGGGCCTCGCTCTCTACGGCGTAGCCTTCCGGGGTCAGTGCGGTGGAGTAGGTGCCGCAGATTCGGCCCTGCCATTCGCTGCCGGAGGTCTTGCGCACGCGTTGGCGCATGGCGAACTTGCCGCTCTGCTCCGGCTGCTGCTCGGTCTGCGCGGGGCGGGTGAGTGCTGCGACGATGCGCTCGTGCTGGGAGACGGTCATATACTCCCCGTCGTCATCCTCGGTCATATACGCCTCAACCTCAGAGGCGCGCCCGCAATGCGGCACGCTGGTCGTCGGGCTGAACCGCTCCACCGCCTCCCGCTCATCCTGCACCGGGGCTTGCTCTACTGCCGCCTGCCCATCCCTGAACCCCTGCGCTGCGGCTGTGGCCATGTCGACGGCGGTGTAGGTGTCGGTGGGCTCGGGCTGCTGGGATAGGGTAGCGCGTCGGTCAGCATCCTTTCGCAGCGCCTCGGCCTCTTTGAACGTCTCAAGCCAGCGGATATATAGCTCGCTTCCAGTGCCACTTAGTCCGTCGCTTGCATATGACTTTGCCCACTCGATGCAGCGCTCTGCTGGGTTCACCTGGGCAATGCCGAGTAGTGCGACACGCAGAGCCTCGACCTCAGCGCGCAGCTTCTCGTTCTCAGCCTTCGCGGCCCCCAGCTCAGCGCCGATTCGCCCGGCTACCTTCAGTGTGTCGTTCATTGCTCAATCTCCTTGATTGTGGCCAGCGGCAGGCCGCTCATTGCCAGTGGCTCGTCGTAGCAGACGCCCATCATCTCGTGCCATTTGCGCGGCTCGCCGGGTTTGATGACGCCCTGGTCGTGTGCGCGATCCCATGAAAGGCGATACCGGATGACCTGATACAAGTCCCACGCAACGCCATCCTCTCTGCGCTTTGTGGCCTCCGGCATCAGCGTGTTCGCCAGGCGCTGTATCTCGTGCCGTGTGGCGTGGACCCGCTCCCAATCGCGCCGGTCGTAGAAACCCGGCAGCCGCTCAATGGCGTGGTCGATCTGGCCGATTTTGATCCGCGCCAGTAGCTCGCAGGCCTCTTGCAGCTCTGCGGCCTGGCGCTCGGTTACGGTGATGGTGTAGGTGCGCATGGCGCCTCCTTGGGCGGCTCGGGTGGGCGGCAGCGGAAACAGGCGCATTGGCCGATCCGCTTGCCGTCCGTGCGGCAGAAGATGGGTGCGTTCATTTGTGGGTAGCAGTCAGGATCACGACGGCAGTGCTAGTGCCGGCGAACTCGTTGTCGTAGATGCGGGAGTAGTCGTGGGCGAAGCCCGGCAGCAGCTCCTTGCCTTTGGCGCTGGCCGGCAGGATTGCCACAAGACGCCCGTCCGGTTTGAGCAGGGCTGCGGCTGCCTCTAGGTGTGCCAGCCAGCGGCCTTCGCTGAATGGCGGGTTCATCACGATGCGGTCTGCCTTGGACTGGCTTGGCGCCCACTTCAGGAAGTCGGCCTCGATGACGCTGTGCCCCTTGGCGCGCAGGATCTCGCAATGCAGAGGGCTGATCTCGACGCAGGTCGTTTGCAGCTGTGGCAGATGATCGGCAATGCCACCCTGGCCTGCGCTCGGCTCAAGCACGCCGTGGCGCGGTTCGATCTGAGCCAGCTCAACCGCCGCCAGCGCGATACTCTCCGGGGTCGGGTAGAACTGGTGAGACTTCTGGTCAGGGATGCAGCCAGAGCACACTACGGCGTCCAGCACCTCGACCGGGTTGTAATCGAACTGCCAGTAGTGGCTGACCTTAGTAGCGCCGAGCGCCTGCAGAACCTTTTCCGCTTCTGCCATTGCGGCCTTGTCGTGCTGGCCATAGTCGAAGCGCATCGCGTTCGGCACGTCCTTGTAGCGCTCTGGCCAGCCGTCCAGCTTTTCGCTGACTTGGCGCATCCCGGCGAGCAGGTCAACCACGGCAAACGGCAGCGGCCTGTCGAACAGCTCGAAGTCCTTGAGCTTCTTGGTGCGCTTCGGCTTTGTTCTCAGCTCGGCTGGTATAGCTGTCGGGTGCAGGTTCGCCAGGATAGCGTTGAGCCGCCACGCCATGTCCGGGTGAACTTCAAGGTGAGCCGTGGCCACGCCACCGTAGACGCGAATCCTCAGCGCTCCGCCGTCAACCGACATCCACTGGCCATTTTGCCGACTCGCCGCCTTGATGACGGGATCGGTAGAGCCATGCTTTGGCTCGTCGCGCCCCATGAACTTGGCGATCACGCAGCGCAGGTCGTTGATGTGCCCGGCCGTCCCGTAGCTGAACACGCCCTGGATGATCATGCGCTTGCCGAAGCCTTGCGGCTGGTTGGTCACGTGCTGCCGGCTCAGCGCCCGGAAGATGCCGTCGACACGCTCAGCCAGGAATTGTGAGCGGCTGTGCAGCAGGCTGGTAAGCGTCGACCGCACCGTGGCTTCCTCGAACTCAGGAAGCGGCGGCAGCTCTGTCTCGCCGCTGTACTTGCTTGCCTTGCGTCCTTCCGGGTTGCGGATCTGCTCGTGCCACTCTTCGCGGCGCTTCTGCGGCATGTAGTCCATCACATCCGTCATGCGCAGCGCGCGGCTCCAAAAGTCCGCGTTCAGCTGAGCAATGGCGCCCTCGACGCGGAACAGCGCTTCAACCGTGGTCGGCATGCTGTGCCGCTGCTCTCGCACGTTGCCTTCGACGAAGTAGTGCAGGGCTAATGCGTTCTGGCCGTCGCGCACGGCCTCGGCCAGCGCCTCGATGTTGCTGCGTGCTGCGTTGTATTGGCCGATTAGGCCGTCTACCAGATCTGCAGACATTGGGGCGAAGAACTCCGAAACGTCCTCTACCAGCTCGCCGTCTAGGTGTTTGGCTACTGCTGTCATGCTGCCACCTCGCGCACCTGCCAAGCCCCGCACGCCTCGAAGATCCGCGCGGCCTGCGCCTCGTCCAGCGACGTGCCGCCAGGCATGGCTATCCAGCCGGAGCCGACCAGGTGGTTCGGGTTGCAGCTTTTCACCAGCGCTCGGTAATGCTCCTCGAGCACGCCAGCCAGGCTGTCTGATCGGTAAATGCCCTGCGGCGCGATCTCGCTGGCCTTGATGTACTGCTCGCCCTTCTGGTCGACGCAGAACGCGGCCAGGTAGATGACCCAGCTATGGGCTATGTCGCAGATGGCCTCGGCGATCTGCCGGCTCGGCGCGATGCTGCGGCAGGTCTTCCAGTCGACCAGTCCCTGCCGGCCTTCTGGGTCCATGTTCACGACTGCGACGCGGAACTGGCGGACAATGGCCCGGCTCAGTTTGTTGAGCCGGGCGTGGGGTAGGTTGCGTTTCATGGCCACTCCTGCCGAAGCATGTCGTTCTGCTTGGCCTGCGGCGTGCCACGCTTGCGCAGCGGGAGGCTGTTCGATACGGCAGAGTTGCGGGCGCCACGCTTGCGGCTGCGCTGGTCCGCCTCCAGGTTGCCGGCGCTGTTGAACGCCACCGGCTTGATCTCTATCGGCTTGCCGATGCTGTCCGGCAGCAGCTGGATCTTTCCGCCAGCGTTCAAGAATGCAGCCGTGGCCGCGTCAATTTGCGCGCGCAGAGCCTCGCCCTGCGCTATGGCTTGGTTGTCTATGAGCATGGGTGTGTACCGGGGAGGAGGGCGCGCTGGGCGCCCGGGGTGGATCAGGCTGCGATGTTCTGGAAGGTCAGGCGCTGATGAATCTGGCGAACTCGCTCAACGTCGCCGGCACAGTACCGGGCAACATCGGCGATGCGGCCGGCCTTCACGAAGTCCCAAACCTTGCTGCCATCGATGTCGTCTTCTATCTCGCTGCCCTTGCCTGCGATGCCAAAAGCACGGCACAGCTTGTCGAGGCTGACGCGGTTGCGGGCGCCGGCCCAGGCGGTCATCGTGTCGAATACCGTCTTATCCCAAGGCTTCGCGTCGAAGGGCAGGCACTGCGGCGGGCGAATTCCCAGCATTACGGATCGCTGGAAGATGAAGCGCAGATCGAAGTCCAGCACGTTGTGCCCGATCAGCGTTGGCGTCGAGCCCGTTCGGGTGCCACCAGCAAGCATCCTTCCGCCAGCGTTGTTCACCGCGGCAAAGAACCCGGCCAGCATTTCCCGCTCGGCTTCCGGCGTCCCGTAGGCGTCGTGGTAGAGCGTCACCGGCTCATCGTCGCCAATGGCATAGCCAATCACTGCGATGTGACCAAGCGCGCCGTCGAAGCTGGTTTTACGCCAGCGCTCTTCGATGCCATCTTCGATCTCCGCACGCTTGGCGGCGATGTACTCGGCGATCTTCGCTTCGTCCTTGTAGTTTGCCGGAGCGCGCACTGCATCCATGTCGGCCTGCGCGTCCTCGCGAAACAGCTCCATCACTGCCGGCGACTGGCCTGGGATGGTTTCAATGTCAATATAGATGTTCATTTCTCAGCCCCAAATAGAAGGGCGCCGAAGCGCCCTGTAGTTGTCAGATTCCAGCCAAGTACGGCACCGGAAGGAATGGTATGTCGTCATCGAAGGAGTCCGGCCCCGGCGCACCTTGCTGGCTTTTCGGCTGCTGTGCAGGGCGTTGCGGCTGCGGCTGTCTAGGCGCTTGCTGCTGCCCATCGCCTTTACTGCCAAGCATCTGCATCGTGCCGTCGATGCCCACCAATATCTCCGTGGTGTAGCGCTTCACGCCGTCCTTTTCCCATTCCCGCGTTCTGAGCTTCCCTTCGATGTAGAGCTGCTGCCCTTTGCGGACGTACTCGCCGACGATCTCCGCGATCTTTCCGCTGAAGACCACGCGGTGCCACTCGGTGCGCTCCTGCAACTGGCCGGTCTGCTTGTCCTTCCAGCTTTCCGATGTGGCAATGGTCAGGTTGGCGAAGGCGTTCCCGCTAGGCGCGTAACGCACCTCCGGGTCGCCCCCCGCATTCCCAATAATGATGACCTTGTTTACGCCGCGACTGCTCATGCCGTTTGCTCCAGGGTTTGTGTGAGTTCTGCTTTGCGTTGGTCCTTGGCGGCATTGAGCTTCGCCAGCACCTCGGGGTATTCCTGCGCCTGCCGGTAGGCCGCTGCGTAGACGCTTTGCAATTCATGCATCGTCTCAACCAGCGGGATTTTGCTGATCGCTTCCTCGGCGGCGTCCATCGCCTGCTGCTCTTGGCTCCGGCCATCGTTGAGCCAGGCCAGCAGCTTGGCGCCCGTCTCGGGGGTGATGACTTCAGGGTGCTTGAAGAGGCGCGTCCGATCCTTGCTGGCAACGGCGTAGTGCCCGTCGTGCGTGACGTCGAGGACGACAGTAAATTCATAGTCCGTACCGTCCCGCTGCTCACTCTTGAGGCCGAGCTTTACGATCTTTTTGCCCTCGCCCTGTACCGTCTCGGTCTTGCTCCGCATGGTGCAGATGATGTGCATCGGGCTGGTCAGGATCTTGTCTGTCAGCTTGCGGTGGCGCGGCGTTGTCTCACTCCAGGCCGACCATGTGTTGCCCTTGAATCTGGCCTTTGCCGTCTCGTCGTTGATCTCCAGGCAGCCACCCGGCCCGGTCCACTCGTGCGAGTAGCTGTCGATGATCAGCACGTCATAGCCGGCGGCCTCTGCGGCTTGGATGGCTTCAACGTAGCGCTCGGGCGAGTAAGGTGCATGCAGCTCCATCACGTCGAAGTCTGCTGCGTCGGCGTACAGCGATGCGCTGCCGTGCTCCGTGTCGATCACTGCGATTCGACTACCAAGCCCCTTTGCCATCTGGAGCGCTGAATAGGTCTTGCCGGAGCCGGATGGTCCCGCAAGTGCGAGCCGTAGCCGTGCCTGCTTGCGTTCTGCCTTCTTGAACATGATTGTTACCTCGGTTGGTTATCCCATTGCCGCTCTATGCGTGCGGCCTCGTCTTCGTACTGCTTGCGCTGCTCGCCCTGGAATCGCTCGGGGTCAAACGATCCGAGCGTCATCCAGTCGAGTTGAGCCGCAACAGCAGGCGGAACCTGTGCTGTGGTTGGTTGCATGGTCGGTTATCCGAAGAAGTGAAAGATCGCCGCCTCACCAATGAGGCCGAAAGCGAGCGTTGCGGAAAGGACGCCGAACCCGGTAAGGGTCCACCAAGCAGCTGCGAAGCTGTGGCCTGATGGGGTGTCGTCGTGCGGGCCGGTGTCGTAGGGGAGGGGGAGGGTGCGGTTCATGGGGTCACCATCCGGCAGCCGGCGTCATAGAGCTTTGCCGCCATGCTCTTTGGCGTATCAGCCATGGTGCCTATGCGGGCCATTTCCTCAATCGCCTTCTCCCGCTCTTCCGCCGCGATCTGCTCGGGCGTGCGAGCAGGGACTGCCATCTCGGCGCGGAAGACCTCGCAGCCAAGATCATGGCCGCCATCGACAGCGATCATGTCCGTGCCACAATCCATCCTGAACGATGCTGCGACTCGCAGAGGGATGCCGATGAACTTCTCGGCAGACTCTCGAATTGACCAGCCCATTAGGCGTATCTCAACCATAGCGCCAACTGGCGGCAGGCCTTCGCCTGACCATGCTGGCTGAGCCACATGGCGAGGTATGCACTTTTCAATCGGGAGAGGATTGCGGTCTATCATCCATTTTCCCGACAGACCATCTGCGCGTAAGTAGTAACGTTGCCCGTCTTGCTCCTTAACCCAGCAAGCGACATAGCAGTCATATTTATCGTGCCAATGCGTTGCATCCGCCGGCGCCTTGCTCCAATCGATCTCTTTCATCCCGTCACCTTCCCTGCCAGTCCGCTAATCACAGCCAGCAGCGAGAACACTGCCAGGCCGTAGCCGTAGAATTTCCAGAACCAGATGCGCTTGGCTTTTTGATAACTCGACGCCATCACACACCCCCCAATAGCGCCACGTAGGCGAGAGTTCCGATAAGCGATCCGGCTACGGTGATGCCTATGGCGCCGGCCAGCTCCTTGAGTTGGATGGTCATGGCTGGGATCCTTGCAGGGCGGCGCGGGCAAAGTCAGAAACATCTACCCACGACTGAGGTATTTCGATATGGGTGTCTGCGTAGCGCTGGGTTACGCCGTGAATTTCAAGCATTGCTGCCAGCGCCTCCTTCAGCCGATCCCGCTCAGCGAGAAGGGCTTCGTAGTCGGCACGCTTCATCCAGCGGCCGTGCTCAGATTCGTACGCTCGCGGCGACCCGAATTTGTCCATATCGAAGTTGTACCGCTTCACTTCCTTGCTCATGCCGCCTCCTCGCACGCCTTGCGCAGCGCAGCCAGGGTTTCTTCACAGGATCGGGTTCCGGCGAACTCGATCAGTTCGACTGGCTCACCCTCGTCGTCAGTCTGGCCAATGTCTGCGTAAACGATGGTTTCGCCAGCAAGCTGTTCCATGCTGATCTGGATGTTGTTCTGGACGAAGTAGGCCTCGTCCTCTGGGTGCACCTTGGTCACTTCAATGACCTCGGCGCGACCGTGCGGCGCGATGTATACGGTGGCTTTCATGCCGCAGTCCTCACGGTGAATTTCGTCTTGAGCGTCCATGCCTTCGTGACCGCGTGATTCATCCGCAGGTAAAGGCTCGTTTCGATCTGGCCGGTGTCGCGCAAGGCTTTCAGGTAGCCGTACAGCACGTTGCAGTGGTAATCGGCAGTTGCTGCGTACCTGGCGCCCCGCAGGTGCTTGAAGTGCTCGCGAATGGTGTCTTCGGTCTTCATGCTGCCTCCCGTTTGGCGTCGATCTCTGTCCAAAGCAGTTCTTCAATCCGCTCCGCGTGCTCATCGGCAACCGCTGCGCAGCCATTCCGGCCAAGCTCCGTTTGGTTTCCGTCCTCGTCGAATACGGTCCCGCTGGTGATGGTGAACTCCAGCTCGCTGTAGCCGTAGTAATCGTCCGCGCTGTCCCGGCACCGATAGTCAGGTTCAACGACTGCGCAATGGGTTACCTCAACGGAGAGGAGGTATTCATCTAGGTCGATCTCGAATTTCATCGTTGAATCCTCGCGGAAACGCTGTCATCCGGGCACGGCTGTTCGCGGCGCCCTATGGGTCCGTAGTGCTTCATGGTGGATACCTCGGTTGCCCGGATGGGCGGGGGAAGGGGTGATGCAGTGGCCGGGCATCACTCCGGCGCGCCTTTACAATGCGGTGGCTCCGCAAGAGGGCTCCCGACCTTTCGGCCCGCAAGGAACTCCCCCTGACGACTTTCTTCCCCGGTTCGCCTGGCTCCGGCATTTCTGCTGTTTGCGTGTCTATGGCTTCCACGCCGCACTGCATCGGTAGATGGCTCTGGCCTATAGGTTTTGCCTACGCTTAGCCAGCACCATCCCAGCCGGAATATGCTGGCACCAAAGCCATCTCCGATGCAGGCTCGTTACGTGAGCCATTCGGCCGTCTCGACGGGCAAAGCTGTGGGAAATCCCGTAGATGGCTGCCGGGGTTTTCTAGCAATCGAGGCACTGGCCGGCTGATCCTCGTCGCAGGCATCCCGAAGGGCCGCTGCGCTCGGCGGTTTGTTCGTGGCGCTACCAGCACCGCGCGCCGTACGGTTATCGCAGACCTGGAGGTCTGGCCTGGCTGGTTCAGGCGGTGTTCAGCCTTTCCAATTCCTTCTCCACCAATCCCACATGTACAGCGCTGCGAGGATGGCGCAGAGGATCAGGACTTCGGGGCCGGTTAGCATGGCCTGTCCTCCTATGTGCTGATGGGTGCTTAGCGAAGGTGCATTCCGAGCATTCCGCGATCCATGATTGGCAACTCGCCAGAGCTGTTCATGATCCGCCGCAACTCCTTCACGCCACCCGCTATGCCGGTAACCGCTGCTACCGTCCCCAGCTGGCCTTTCTTATCCGCATTGCGCAGCGCGGCACGTATCTGGTCGTCGATCTTCGGGTCGGTGATATTCATCACTCTCTCCATTCTGTTAATCCCCGCTGCAGCCTGTAGCCAAGATGCGGGGGTGGGGGGGGTTAGGCGATCGGCGCGACCGCTACCAGTTGCCAGCCATTGGGGCAGAAAGGCTCCCAGCCCTGTACGCTTTTTCAATGACTGGTGATTCATCATTGATGATTTGGAGCGCCCTGTTAAAAACAACGTGTTTGCCCCTTCTGCTCTCGAAATGAGAGATTGATGCGAATCCTTCATTTTGTAGATATTCCAAATACCTCTTTGCGACCAGGTCGGCGTAGGTGCCGCCATCCGGAACACCTTTAGGCCACGCTGCGTTCATGCCCTCAAATCGAGAGTTCAGATATTCATTTCGCAGGAACTCATAGATATCAAAGATGCTTGGCATCGGAAGATCCATGCCGTTCTTAGTGCGTTCCGCCATGAGACCCATATGATCGCCATGCAATCTATACTCCTCGGCCCCTTGCGTACTTCCTGCGGCCAATAGCTCTTTCTCGCGACGACGGTCAATTTTCGCTACTCGCTTGTACTCTTCGTGATTCATTGGTAAGCCTCAGTTCTCCAATGTCGTGTCGCCAAGCTGCGGGGGTGGGGTTAGGCGGCATACTCAAACCAGGGATTCGGCCCGTCCTTGTGCAGCCAGATGAACCTGTCCAGCTCGAGCGAGCACGGCGGCTTGAATATGCAGATGTTCCCGTCGACTTTCTCGCACCACCCGACCAGCTCTCCGGCCGGGATGGTTGCGTGCTTGTCGCTGGCGAAGATCCGGCAGCCCCGCATCGGCTTAGTGAAGAGCCGCATTACGCGGCTCTTCGATGCAGGGTGCAGTACCGGCTAGTGCAGCCGCAGGCCGATGCCTCGCGCCATGCGTGGTAGCGATAGGCCAGGGCAGGCAGCGCGCGGCCATCGCGGCATACCATCCTGACCGTCTCGCGCCACTCCAGCGGAGTGAACGGCGCGGCACCGTGAACAAGGGCAGGAGCTTGCTCGGCGCTGAAGAAGTCGGCGAGGGTATCGAAATCGCATTCCATGGCTATCTCCTTGTGTCTTTGGCGGCGTGTTCCCAAGCGTTGTCCGCCAGGGCGCTGATCCGCATGTGTTCTTTCTGGGTGATGACGCCGACCACTGCCAGCGCACTGATGAATCCAAAGAAGCGAGGAGCCAAAACGCTCACGCCTTCCCGGTCACCGCAGTAGCGCAAATCAGTTAGCTGCCGTCCGATCTGGCTGCGCGCAAAAGCCACATCGTGATCGCTGATTTCCATCTCGATTCCTTCCTGTTCTGTATGGGTTGAGTGATCTGGTGAGGGCTTACCCCGCTCTCAGCGGAAGCCGCTTACTCTGGGCGCCAGTCAGATCACTCACCGATACAGCCGGGGTGATTACCCCGGCGCTATCGTTCTTGCTGGCCTCCGTTACTTGCCACGGTGGGCTGGGCTGAACCACCAAGGATTCCTTGACAGTTCGTTCTCAGTTGCGCGCTATGCCGAGTCGTCTCAGGCCCTGGTCAGCTACTGGCGTCTTCCAGGGCGGCGGTTGCGCAACTTCGCGTGGCTGCATGTGGAGCCACGGCCAGTTCCAGAGCTGGCATGGGGCGGGGAATTTGTAGAGCGCGATGTATGCCGAAGCAGACCCCGCCGCGCTGATCTCAATTTGTTAAAGAGTTTCCGGGGATTCACCCGAGGCCTCGTGAGGCCCTGACGCGGTGCTGCTGCGTCGATGGGTGAACATTAACCGCCGGTAGTTTGCGTGTCAACACCGCCGGTTAATATTTTTTCGATAGGCGAACGAAATCCGCCCCGAGGCTCTGCCGAGGCCCTCTTGAGGGAATCAGGAATCAGGAATCAGGAATCAGGAATCAGGAATCAGGAATCAGGAATCAGGAATCAGGAATCAGGAATCAGCCGGGCTCGACATGGCCTAGGACTGTCCTAGGCCAGTACATTTGCTGGAGGATGCGGAATAGAAGGGTTTACGGCTATGTCAGCCGAGCGCGCCGCCGCGCCAGATCACGCGCCCCATGATCGGGACCTCGTGCATCGATGCCGCTGAAACTTCCTCGTCGGGATATCTGGCCTTGTCCGAGTTGTCGCTGCGGATCAGCCAGCTGCCAGATATTTGCTGCGCCATACGCTTGATGCTCACGCCGCCGTCCGGGCGCCGGATGGCGTAAACCTGGCGATCACGCGGCTCAGTGTCGGAGCTGTCGAAGAGCACTACGTCACCGTCGAATATGAACGGCTCCATGCTGCTGCCAGTGGCGTAGATGACGAATAGGTGTTCAGGCTTCGCGCCCATCCTGCGGAGCCAGTCGCGCTTGAACGCCAGGCCGCCTGTGACCTCGACGTGATCATTCAGCGCGCCATCGCCACAGGCGCCGCGGGCGTCGTATTGCGGTATCAGTGCGTAATCGTTTTCGCTGGGCGAGTGTCCTGGTCCTGTCGATCGCTCGCTGACCTTTAGGTCTTGGGTGGTGCCTTGGATCTGATAGCTAGCCTTCGCAGCTTGCGCCATCGATGAAAGCTCGGCGGCCAGGCGTGGGCTGAATCGATCAACTGGCTCGTTGATCATGATGCTCAGCACGGATGCAAACCGGGCATTCAGCGGATTGGTGCCGTTCAAATACATAGCGACGGCGGCCGGCGATATCTCAGCGGCATCGGCCAGTTTTGCCTGCGTCAAGCCAAGAGGGCCTTTCTTCGACATGAAAAGGGCCTTGGCCGCTTCGCATTCGGCTCTTTGTTCTGGCGACAACTCTTTCTTTCTGCTCATGCGCGCAATTTAAACCGTTCGTTAATTTCTCGCGCCAACCGGCGGTGTTGCAATCTTCCTAACCGTCGGTTAAGATTCGCTAAGGTTCACTAACTAGAGATGCCGGAATGAAGAAAAAACCATTGCCAGACCTCGTTGCCGAGAAGGGTCAGGCAGCCGTAGCGAAGGCTTTGGGCGTCAGCCCGGCGGCCATCAGCAAGGCCCTGAATGCAGAGCGGGAGATCGTTGTGACCGTGAATCGCGATGGCTCCATGACGGCTCAAGAACTCAAGCCGTTTCCATCCCAAGCCAAGCGTGCGGCGTAACCAGAAAAGGAAATCAGCCATGTACCACGACCCCAAACATTTGCGTGACCACATCACGAAGGTTCGTCTCGACGAAGACACCGACGAGCTTCTGCAGTCGCTGGCGAAATTCCATCGCACCCAGAAAGCCGTACTGGCTCGCGAGCTGCTGGAAGCCAGCCTGCGGGACATGCTTTCTCGCCTTGAGGATACCGAAACCGAGCAGATGGCCTGAAGGCCTCAAAGGGGGCCTCATGGCTGATCAAGATGTTTCTCTCGATGATCGCTTCCAGCGCGCATTGCATGAGCTAGCAAGGCAGGAAGGCAAGTCGCCAGAAGACCTGGGCGGCGAGCTAATCAGGGATCAGTTGCGAAGGATCACTGAGCCGAAAGGCAATACCGGAAAGGTGCAGCCGTTTCGGAGAAGGGCAGGCCCTAAAAAGGGACCGAAAAACGGGCAATAAAAAACCCACCGGACAGGGTGGGTTCTTCAACAACACTAGAGCTGGAGCAAATATATATGAACCCCATTATTGAATCAAGAGTGCCGTCGGGAGACGGTTCGCGCATGAGCAGTTTGGAACTGCTTGAGCTCGTCAATCTTTCGCGCGCCGAGTTCGGCGAGAAGATCGTCCGGCATTCTGATTTCGCGGCGCGCTGCCGTGATGAGCTGGACGGCGAATACTACGAGATTTTCGTAGTAAGGAATTCGCGAGGCCCGGCCACCGAGGCTATAAGGATGACAGCCGACCAGTGCCGACTGGTTGCCATGCGTGAATCGAAGGCGGTTCGCCGCAAGGTTCTGGACAAGCTCAAGAGCATCGAATCGCCACAAGCTGTAGCGATCCCGCAATCCTACGCCGCTGCCCTTCTTGAGGCTGGGCGACTCGCTCAGCTGGCAGAGCAGCAGGCCGCCCAGCTGGCCATTGCCGCGCCGAAGGTTGAGTTCGTCGACCGCTACGTCGAGAACACCGGAACGCTGACGTTCCGCCAGGTGGCCAAGCTGCTCAAGGCCAATGAGCGCGTGCTGCGTCAGCTGCTCATCGAAGGCCATGTCATGTACCGTCTCAATGGCGTGATGACCCCCTACCAGAACCACATCGACGCCGGCCGCTTCGAGGTGAAGACCGGAACTTCCGAGCGCAATAACCACGCCTTTGCACAAGCCCGCTTCACCCCGAAGGGTGTCCAGTGGATTGCTGGCTTGTGGGCGTCGCACACCATGCAGGAGGCCGCATGATGGCCAGATCGCGCAATATCAAGCCGGGTTTCTTCCAGAACGAAGACCTGCAAGAGCTGGACTTCGCCACTCGCCTGTTCTTCATCGGCCTGTGGACTGAAGCCGACAAGGAAGGCCGCCTCGAAGACCGCCCGAAGAAGCTGAAGAACGCACTCTTTCCGGCTGACGACGTGGAAGTCGAGCAGATGCTGGACGGCCTGGCCGCATACGGCTTCATCAGCCGCTATGAGCGCGCCGGCAAAAAGATCATCCAGATCGTGAAGTGGGCGAAGCACCAGAACCCGCACCGCCGGGAAGCGCCGAGCACTTTGCCTGCCGAGACCTATGAAGTCGTGGAGGAAGAGCAGCAGGCCGAATCAGGGCCTCAAAAAGCTGAAACCGAGGCGTCCTTCGAAACCTTCTGGAAGCTGTACCCGCGCAAGACCGCCAAGGACAACGCCCGCAAGGCCTTCGCGAAGATCAACCCCGATGCCGAGCTGCTGGCTCAGATCCTTGAGTCTCTGGCCAAGCACTGCACCTGCCAGAGCTGGCTGAAGGATGACGGGCAGTTCATCCCGCACGCGGCCACCTGGCTCAACGGGAAGCGCTGGAACGACGAAGTGAAGCCGGCTGCGAATGTGCACCACTTCCCGGGCGCATCGCGTCACAGCGGGTTCGATCAGCGCGACTACAAGGCAGGCCTGACTGAGCGGGAGGATGGTACCTATGGCTTCTGAATTGAGCACTGCGCTGACCGATCTCGACCGCCGTTTCGGGGTGACCGGCAAAAAGCCAGCCGTCTGCGAGAAGCACGGCGACTACATCTCTGTTCTGCGCGATGGGCATGAGCCGAGTTCTTGCCCGACCTGTTTCGCTGAGGTGCGCGCCGAAGAGGATCGGCTGAACAAGCTGCGTGACTTCGCGCACTGGCAGCTCCAGAAGGCGCGCATTCCTCGCCGATTCGCCGAGAAGTCGTTCGCCAACTACGAAGCCCGCACGCCCGAGCAAAAGGAGGCGCTCGAAATCTGCCAGGCATATGCCGACAACTTCGAGGAGCACCTGAAGGCTGGGCGCTGCATGTTGCTGCTCGGCAGCCTGGGCACCGGTAAAACGCACCTCGCCATCGCCATCGCCAACCGCCTGATTCACAAGAAGGGCATCTCGGCAATCTACCGCACTGTTGGCGGCGTGCTGGCTGAGATTCGGTCGAGCTATGACGCTCGCGACGTGACCGAGGAGGAGGTCATGCGCAGTCTGATCGCCCCGAAGCTGCTGATCCTCGACGAGGCGGGCGCCACGAAGCCGAGCGAGTTCGAGCTGGCAACCCTGTTCCGCATCATCAACGGTCGCTATGAGCAGCTTCTGCCGACCATCGTTATCTCGAACCTGCCGGCTGATGAGCTATCGGCTGCGCTTGGCGAGCGCTGCGTTGACCGCCTGCGTGAGGGTGGCGGCTTTGCCATCGGCTTCGATTGGAAGTCTGCGCGCGGGAGGGCCAAGTCATGACCACCTCCATCGGCACCGGCCGCCTGCACGAGGGCGGCCTTGACTGCCGGAATCTCTGCGAAATCTGCGGTACCAGCCGCACCACTCGCCGGCACCAAGCCTGCGCGCAGATCCGCAAGGCCATCTACTCCGCGCCAGCCGCTCAGCGCCTAGAGGTTCAGGCACTCCAGCGCCAAGGCTACCTCCCCCAGGCAATCACCGGGGCAGGCATAGGCCTATCCCGCGGCAATGACCATCGCGTCGTCTGTGCTGACGGAAGCACCCAGCGCGGCGTAGGAGCAAGGAAATGAGCAAGTACGACGAATTGAAGCGGCTGGCTGAAGACATGAAAGGCTGGCCGAACAAGGACGCTTTCGAGTCTGACGATGCTTGGTGTGTTGGCTCGATAGATGAGGACGACAACCTGTGGCCAGTCATCGAGGTCCAGACTGAGCGGTACGACGCCTTCGATGCCTCCGAGCCGATGGCGACGTACTACGCCGCCGCCAACCCCGCCGCCATCCTTGAGCTGATCGCGGAGAACAGCTCCTTGAAGGATTTGCTTGCCCAAGCTGCCGCAATGATCCGTAACGCGGACGTTGAAACCGGCGTGTGCTGCTGCGGATCGCCAGTCGAGACTCACGGCTTCGGTGATGGGCACAGCCCGGTTGACCAGGGTGGCTATTACGCGCTCGACCTGCTTGCCCGAATCGATGCCGCCATGCAGGAGGCCTCGAAATGAGCGACTACATCACCTACGAGCAGCTTGTAGAGGCACTCAGCTATGACCCTGAAACCGGTGTTTTCACTTGGCTGATAAGCCCGGCGAAGATCGTGCGCGCGGGATCTGTTGCGGGAACGAGAGCGACCACTGGGTACATCGATATTGGATTCAAGCAGAAAACATACCGTGCCCATCGCCTTGCCTGGCTCTACATGACGGGCCGGATGCCAACTCTTGATATTGACCACATCAATGGGGTTCGGGACGACAACAGATTCGCAAATCTACGGGAGGTAGACCGTAGTACCAACATGCAAAACATTCGCCGGCCCGGAGTAAAGAACAAGTCGGGCTATCTAGGCGTGTCCGTGGATCGCTGGGATGGGAAGTGGATAGCCCAGATAACCGTAAACGGCGAGAAGGTTTTCCTAGGGCGGCATGAGTCGCCAGAGCTTGCGGCAGCAGCGTACATCGAAGCAAAGCGCCGCCTACATCCTGGGTGCACGATATGAGTACGTTGATTGAAATCACCGAAGCCTTCCACCAGGCCCGCACAGCTCCCGATGTAACAGACCGCGCCTCTGGCCTAGAGGAAGCGGATCGTATCGGTGGCGTGGCGATGGTGCGTGAACGGCTGCAGGGGCAGGGCGCTGAGTTCTGCATCGACTGCGACGAGGAGATTCCGGCCAATCGTCGCGCTGCTGCTCCGTGGGCAGAGCGCTGCATCTCCTGCCAGGACGACCACGACAAGCGGGAGGCGCGCCGCCATGGCTGAGAAGATCCGCGTCTCGCATATCGGCGAGCTCTCACAAGTCAACGCCGCGATCCGTGCAAAGGGCTTCCCTTGCACGGTGACCATCACCGGCGCCAGTCGATCGCTTCCGCAGAACGCGCTTTTCCATAAGTGGTGCGAGGAGATCGCCCGTTTCTTCGTGAGCATGGGCAAGACGACCTTTGCCACCGGTGCCCCCATGGACCGGGACAACGTTAAGCGCAACCTGAAGCAGACCTTCCTCGGCGAGCAGCTGGTCCAGGACATCAACCTGAAGACCGGCGAGATCACCGACCGCTACGAGCTCAAGCACACCAGCGAGCTCGACAAGGGAGAGATGAACGCCTTTATGACCTGCATCGACGCCTGGGCTACCGAGCACGGCATCTACCTGCCGCACCCGGAGGATTCCGAGTACATGCGGATGAAGATCGAGTTCGGGGAGGCCGCAGCATGAAGGGTAAGAAAGCCCCATCAGCCGAGCAGAAGCGCTACCACGACCTGTTGGCTCAGCACATCGGCTGTATCGCCTGCCAGAAAGACGGCCGATTCAACCCTTCCGTGAGCATCCACCACGTCGATGGTCGCACCAAGCCTGACGCGCATTGGATGGTGCTCGGTCTATGCGCTGGTCATCACCAAGACGGCTACGGCGCACCGGGACTAGTCGCCGTTCACCCCTACAAGGCCCGCTTCGAGCTGGCCTATGGGAAGCAGGAAACACTAATCCGCGACTGCGCCCTGCAGTTGCTTGATATGGGCCTGACGCTTCCTGCGCGGGTCATGGAATTGATCGGACTGGAGCAGGCGGCATGACTATCGAGCAGACCTTAGCAGAGCGCGGCAACCGTTACGGAGACTTCACCGACCACGCCCGTATCTGCCAGAACCTGAAGCGCGCCATGTGTGCCGAGGCCGGCTGGGGCCGCCTGACCGATGTGCAGAAGCAGTCGCTCGAGGTCATCGCAGACAAGGTGGGTCGCATCCTCTCCGGCGACCCAAACTACGCCGACAACTGGCACGACATTCAGGGCTACGCGAAGTTGGCCGAGGACCGATTGCCGTCTGACTTCGGCCAGCAGAACACCATCGACTGCCGCACCGAGGCCGAGAAGGCGGAACTGGCATGAAGATCAGTCGAATCGACGTAGTGGGGCAGAACGGCAATGACGGCGAGCACTACGACGGCCTCGGCCGGGAATGGCTCATTCAATCTGGCCTCATTGCCAGCAGCGGAGAGAGCGCTGATCGAAGCGGACAAAATGGCCTGCCTGATCAGGTGGAAGGTGCGCGACCTGAAGGGCGAGGAGAAGCAGCGCCAGGGCAACGTCCTGCTGGCAGCTGTTCCGGAGAGTGCGCGTCCTGCCGTTGTGGCGGCGCTGAAGGCGAGGGGGAGTAGATGACCGAAGTCCTGCTGCCCTGGCCGCCGAAGGAACTCAGCCCGAACTCGCGCAAGCACTGGCGAGCCAAGGCGCCGATCGCCAAGAAGTACCGAGCCGACTGCCACCTGCTCTGCAAGGCGGCCGGGCTGGTAATGCCGGAAGGCCGCGCACTGCTCGCAATTGAGTTCCTGCCGCCCGATCGGCGCAAGCGGGACGACGACAACATGCTCGCCGCATTCAAGGCTGGCCGTGACGGCCTGGCGGATGCGCTGGGCATCGATGACAACCGGTTCGTTACTCAGCTCAGCGTGAGCGACGAAACCGTGAAGGGCGGCGCGGTACGCGTTCGCATCATGCAGTACACCTCGGGGGAGGCCGCTTAATGGTCGCACGCAAACACGACGACGCAACGCTGATACGGGCGCTTGCGCAGAACAGCAACGCCAAGGCGGCCGCACTGCTCGACCTGGACATCCGCAACGTGGAGCGTCACCGGTCGCGCCTGATCCGGCTTGGCCTGCTGCAGCCAGCATCGGCCCCGGTCGAGATGGCGAACGCCACTGCGGAGACATACGTCATCACCGCAGCCGTGAACGCCACCAAGGCCCACGCAGGCTTCCTCAAGACGCTGCAGCTGTATTGCTCCATGCGCGGCGCCCGGCTGATCGTGATCCCCATGCGCTACAAGAACCCGACTCGCCGGGATGAAGTGGCCGACGACGACTGGTGGGATGCTCGCCTGTTGCCGTACATCACCCACGAGCGGACCAAGATTGCCCCCGGGCTGGTCGTGCTGGCTGACATCAAAATCCAGCCGACGGCGGTCAAACCGCTGCAGGGCTGGCTGACCGTCTCCGGCCGTGACTCTGCCATCCTGGGGCACACCAAGATCGCGCTCGAGTCAGTCGCTACCCGCATGGGTGACCCGGCCAAGCTGGTACTGACCACTGGCGCCTGCACCGTCGAGCAGTACAGCGACACCAACGCCGGCAAGAAGGGCGAGTTCCACCACACGCTCGGCGCCGTAGTGGTCGAAGTGGACGGCCCGCGCAACCACATCCGCCACATCTGCCCGATGAAGGATGGCAGCTTCATCGACCTCGACACGAAGTACACCGTCAAAGGGCCTGAAAAGGCTCCGCGCGCTGAAGTGCTGACCATGGGCGACATCCATGCCGAGATGGCCGATCCAAGCGTCACGGAGGCCACCAGAGCCCTTGCCGCGCTGATCCAGCCGAAGCACCTGGTTCTGCATGACGTGCTGAACTTCGGATCGGCCAGCCACCACAGCAAGTTCTTCGAGAAGTTCAAGCGCCACGTAGAGGGAGCCTCGAGCGTGCTGCATGAGCTGAAGAAGACCGCGCGCCACGTCGACGACCTGGCCTCGTTTGCCGACCAGACGATCATGGTTAACTCCAACCATCACGACCACTTCACTCAGTGGCTCGAGAAGGCCGAGAACGCCAACGACCTTGAGAATGCCATCGTCTTCCACGAGACCAAGGCTGTCATGCTCAAGGCCATCGCTGACGGTGACTACTGCGACCCGTTCCGGTACTGGATGGACTGCCTAATGGAGCGGGGCGATCGGCTCAAGTGGCTGCGGCATGACGAGTCGTTCATGCGCTTCGGCATCGACTTCAGCAACCACGGGCACCGCGGCCCGAACGGCGCACGCGGCAGCACGCAGGCATTCGCCACCGTAGGGGCCAAGGTCACCCACGGTCACGGCCACGGCGCTCGGATCATCGACGGGGCCCACTCGGTCGGAACCAGCTCGCAAATGAACATGGGCTACAACGCCGGCTCGCTGAGTAGTTGGACCCATTCGCACGACATCACCTACGCCAACGGCAAGCGGACGCTCATTCACTGCGTCGGCGGTACTTTCTTTCGCCGCGATGCGGCAGCAGCACGGGGAGCAGCAGCATGAGTACAGAAAAAGGCACCCTGGTCCGCATCATCGTTGCGGGCAGTGAGGGCATGACCGCTCCGGCAGCCTGGGCGAAAATGGCTGAGGAGACGATGGGCGGCAGCGGCATGAGCAGGCAGCAACTGTTCGAGCTGGATTGCGACTGTCGCCGCATGCTTCACCATTCGATGCAGGCGCAGCACTGGAACGCACTCGTCGCCTTCTACGGCATAGACGCCAACGACCGCGGCGCGTCAATCAGAGCGCTCGCCTCATCTGTGGCCACGCCGGCACACAAGCACTTCAAGACCTACGCGATCGTCACCTGGGCAGAACCGCAGCGAAAAGGGGCGCAAGGACGCCGCAGCACCGCGATCCTGTCCGAGGACATGTATGACATGAACGTGTGGGACGATAACAAGGGTACGCCGGAGCGGACTCGCCGTGATTGGCGCCGCAAGATTCATCAGGCGCTGTTCCAGATCCTAGAGGGCGCAGAGATCGAGGCATTCGAATTGCTGCGACAGAATGAAATATTCGACATGGCCGCTTGACACTCTTTGCCGAATTGCCGAATATATATCCATCCTGTCGATCTTGCGCGTTGATGATTTGCAGTAAATAATCGCCTTCGGTGGGCACGGGGCTAGGGTCTCCGGCTAGTCGACCGGGAGTCCGAGATGCTGGGGCGGATGAGTGGCGATACCCTTGACCGGGTAAGCCCAGCTGACAGTCGGAAAGACGGCATTGAGGGCTAGTGTCCATGGCCTGGCCCTCTTTATTTCAAGAGCCCTGACTTCGGTCGGGGCTTTTTCGTTCTAGGCCCACCCCGGCGCCACCGCTAAGCGCCCGGATTTACTGGCGTTGCGGTGTTCGATCGGCTGATCTAGGCCAGTTTCGCACCACCAGTTTCGGGCGCTAAAGGCCGTTTGAATGGCTCGCCACCATGCGCCCGACCCTATTCCGGCCCCATGCCTGCCTCCTTGCTCATAGGCGGATCGCACGCGCATGTGAGGCCGGACCAAACAACCGCGAGACTCCACTATGACCGACAGCCATGAGGGCGGACGCACTGTGCCCGAGCGGGTCGGTGCTCTTGAGCAAGACATGCACCTGGTCAAGCACAGGCTTGATCGCTTCGACCGGCATCACGAGGACCTGCCAATGCGGGTAGGTCGCCTGGAGCTGATCGCGCAGACCCAATCCGAACTCCTCAAGTCCCTGGACGTGAACGTTCGTGAGATGGGCAAGAAGGTCATGTACGGCCTCGGCGCTGCCGGCGCGATCATTTCCGTGGTGCAGATCGTTGGGCCTCATCTGCTGCGAGCGGTCACGTCATGAGCCTGATCCCCGAATGGCGCAAATGCTGGCGTCTCACCAGTGTGCAGCTCGCCATCATCACCGCAGTGCTCAACGCAGCAGCCGGTGCATGGGTAGCGTTCGAAGGCCACATCAACCCAGTGGCATGGGCCAGCGTGAACATGGTCCTCGGCGTGGCTATGGCTATCGCCCGTGTGGTGTCGCAGCCGAAGGTGACTGGAGAGCAGAAGTGAGACGCCTACACGCCATCCTCCTGCTACTTCGCATCGCTCTATGCGTATGCCTGATGGTGGGGATGGAAGCGTGGAAGTGGGCTAGGCGAGAGTGGAAGGGGAAAGCGCACTGATGCCTGTCCGTCCTTCTCGCCTATGCATGGAGCCAGGATGCAAGAAGCCCTCAGTGCCGGGCTCACATCGCTGCCGGATCCATAAGGTAGAGGCGGGCCGGCGTAGGGCTGAAGACCGCAAGGACGTACATCGCGAGTACAACCAGCGACGGGATGAGTCAGACAGCTTCTACAAGACTGAGCGCTGGAAGAAGCTGAGCGCCTACTACCGAAAGCATCATCCTGTGTGTGAGTGCTGCAATGGCGCAGCAAGCGACATCACCGACCACATCAAGCCATACAAGACTCACCCGGAGCTTGGGCTTGACTGGGATAACCTCAGGGCCCTGTGTCGGCCCTGCCATAACCGAATCGGCGAGCGCGTAGGCCTCAAGGCGTATTCCAGCAGTCGGGGGTAGGGTGGGGTAGGGCGGGTTGAAAGTCTGACAAAAATCGGTTCCCGAACGACGGGGGGGGCCAAATTTTCACACCGTCAAAATTCACATTCCAAAATTTGAGGTAGCGACATGGCCCGTAAGCCAACCGCTCCGCACCTCAAGGTCCTGCAGGGCACAAGCCGACCGGATCGCGAAGTGTCGGACGCCCCTGAATACGATTTGATCGAAGAATTTCCAGAGGCGCCAATTCACCTGAACCCTGACGGCGCTGAGATGTGGAATCGCCTAGGGCCGCAATTGGTCGCCGCGCGCGTCCTCCAGGTTGTCGACCTGTTCTCTCTGGAGCAGCTGTGTTTTTCCTGGCAGCGGTTCCGTATGAAGGCCAAGGCAGGGATGGAGATGACCGCCGCGGAAGATACGGCGCTTAAAGCGCTGTTCTCTGAGTTTGGTATGACCCCGGCCAGCCGCCGCAAAGTGGCTTCTGGTGGAGAGAAGCCGGCGGGAAACAAGTTCGCGTCCAACGGACGACCACAGAAGGCATAGCGATATGGCAAACGGTCGCGATTACGTGAAGATCGCGACCGACTACGCTAAGGGCGCGATTGCTGACAAGAAGCGCAAGAAGCACGGCAAGCTGATCCGTCAGGCCGCTCAGCGGTTCCTCGATGATCTGAAACGTGCCAAGCGCAAAGACTGCCCGTTCATCTTCGATGCATGGCACGCGAACGACCCATGCGACTTCATTGAGAAGCTTCCGCACGTCGAAGGGAAGTGGGACAAGCCAGAGATCGTGATGCACCCGTCGCACGTCTTCTTCGTGGTGCAGTTGTTCGGATTTCGAAAACGTGAAGGGGCCGAAATAGAGGGTTGGGGTTACTTCCGGCCGCGCCGCTTCACCTCGGCTCTGTTTGCTGTTGCTCGGAAGAACGCGAAGTCCACGCTTTCATCCGGGATTCTCCTGTACTGCCAGTGCTGCGAGCCGGAAGAGGGCGCACAGGTAATCAGTGCTGCAACTACCTTTCCGCAAGCGTCGATCATCTTCAACACCGCAAAGCGGATGGTTGAGAAGACCGCAGACCTGCGGGAAGCATTTGGCCTCGAGGTTTGGGCAAAGGCAATTAGCCGAGCCGAGACTGGCGCAACCTTCAAGCCGATCCATGCCAAGGCTTCTACTCAAGATGGTCTGAACCCTTCGCATGTTGGCCTAGACGAGATTCACGCCCACAAGAGCGCCGATCTGCTCAACGTTCTGACGTCAGCCGCAGGTGCGCGCAGCAACCCGCTTTGGCTCTACACGACGACCGAAGGTTATACGAACCCTGGCCCCTGGGCAGAGCTTCGGATGTTCGCCAAGAAGTTGCTGTCTGGCCTGTTCGGCACCACTTCTGATCACTTCCTCGTGGTGTTCTACGCAGTTGACGAGGAAGACAAGTCGGCAGGCATCAAGGCGGACGAAGAATTCGACGAAAAGGTCTGGATCAAGGCCAACCCGCTGATGGACGTCAACCCGCACCTTATGGCGGCCATCCGCAAAGAAGCGGTCGAAGCCAAGCAGATGCCATCTAAGTTGGCTGAGTTTCGTATCAAACGACTCAATCGGCCAGCATCCACCGCGGATGGTTGGATCGACCTGACCAAATGGCAAGCGTGCGGCGGGCCAGTCGACCTTGAATGGCTACGTGGATATCCGTGCTGGGGCGGCCTTGACCTGGCCAGCACCGCGGACATGTGCTCCTTCCGATTGGTCTGGCTAGTTGACGGGGTTTATTACACCTACGGCTGGCGCTGGGCTCCGGAAAGCGCAGTCGCCTACCGAACTGAGCGGGGTACTGTTCCGTATCAGTCGTGGGTCGAATCCGGTCTGCTCAAGCAGACAGAGGGCAACGTCACCGACTATGGCGTAATCGAGAAAGACGTTTGCGCAATCTGCCAGGACTTCAACGTCCAGCTAATTGCCTATGACCGATGGAACGCAAGCGACCTAGTTAACCGGCTGGTCGAGGCTGAACTGCCAATGGTCGAGTTCATCCAGGGGCCGCGTTCCTATCACCCTGCTATGCAGACGTTAGAGCGCGCCTACATCTCCGGGAATCTTGCTCACGGCGGCGACCAGATTCTGAACTGGTGCGCCTCCAACCTGATTGCCAGGCGCGACGACAACTTGAACATGGCTCCGGACAAGAAGCGCAGCGCCGACAAGATCGACGACATGGCGGCGCTGTTGATGGCGATCGGGGTATCAACCGTCGAAACCGAAGAAGCGGATGACGACGATTTCATGAACGCAATACGGGACCCACTGATCGCATGAGCGCACTGACTGCATTTCTGCTGGCATCGCTGGCTGGCTTCGGCCTGCTGTGCGCGGGGGTCTGGATGCTGGCCGGCACCGCGTGGGCGCTGATCGCCGGTTCTTGCTCCATGTTCTGCATTGCTGGATTTATCCGAAGAGGGATGACAGATGAATAAGTCCCTTCTGCGGACCATTTCTAGGTCTGCTAGCAGGCCGTCGGCTGGGCTGAGTGAATGGCTTGGCAAGACGATTCGGCTATCGGACGGGGCATTCTGGGGGCAGTTCGTCGGCGGGCAGTCAAGCTCAGGCAAAAGCGTCAGCGTTGATACTGCGATGCGGGTCTCGGCGGTGTGGGCTTGCGTTCGGTTGATCGCTGAAACGATCGCAACGCTTCCTCTTGGCTTGTACCGGCGCCTTCCGGATGGCAGTCGCGAGATGGACACCGGCCACCCGCTCTACAGCGTCCTGGCCGTTTCGCCAAACGAGCACATGAGCCCGGTACAGTTCTGGGAAGCAATGCTTGCGAGCATGCTTCTGCGCGGGAATGCCTTCGCGCAGATTCATCGGTCTGCTGGCCGGGTAGTCGCGTTAAGCTTCTTGCTCCCGCACCGTATGCGGCTGGTCACTGAGAATGGGGTCATCCGGTACTTCTACAGCTTCAGCGATGGCGAGCGTGAGCTTCAATCAAGCGAAGTGCTGCATATCCCGGCTTTCTCGCTTGACGGACGAATCGGACTGTCGCCGATCAGCTACGGCGCAGACATCATCGGGTCGGCTATGTCGGCCGACGATGCAGCGAACGGGACATTCAAGAACGGAATGATGCCGACGGTAGCCTTCAAGGTTGACCGGGTACTGAAGCCGGAGCAACGAGACGAGTTCCGGAAATACGTGGAAACGGTGAGTGGTGCGATGAATGCCGGTAAATCGCCGGTTCTCGAGGCAGGCGTGACGCCGGAGTCGATCGGTATCAATCCTGCCGACGCGCAATTACTTGAGACAAGGAGTTGGAGCGTCGAAGAGGTCTGCCGGTTCTTCAGAGTGCCACCTTGGATGGTTGGCCATACCGAGAAAAACACCAGCTGGGGGTCAGGCCTTGAGCAACAGGTCATCGGCTTCCTGACGTTCTCCCTAAGTACCTGGTTGCGCCGCATCGAGAAGGCCGTACTCAAGCAACTGATGTCGCCAGGCGAGAGGCTTACGCACTACGCGGAGTTCGCTCTGGAAGGCCTATTGCGTGCTGATAGCGCGGCACGCGCCTCGTTCTACAGCACGATGGTCCAGAACGGGATCTACACCCGCGACGATTGCCGTGTGCGCGAAAACCTGCCTCGCCGTGGCGGTAATGCGGACGTTCTCACTGCTCAAACCAACCTAGCGCCACTCGACGCGCTAGGGCAAACCAGCGACGGCCAGGCCGCGCGCGCCGCCCTGCAGAACTGGCTCACCGCCGAACCCGCAAAGGAATAACCCATGAAACTGAAAATCCAGTCTCGCGGCCTGCGCAGCGAGATGAGCCCGCGCGCGCTCGAGAAATGGAACCCTGCCATCCAAGCGGCGGTTGAGAACACTTCCGACACCATCACCATCTACGGCGTGATCGGTGAAGACTGGTACGGCGAAGGCGTAACCCTGAAGCGTATCGACGCTGCGCTGCGTTCCATCGGTGAGAAGGACGTTACCGTCTACATCAACTCGCCAGGCGGCGACATGTTCGAAGGCATCGCCATCTACAACCGCCTGCGCGAGCACAGCCACAAAGTCAGCACCAAGGTACTTGGCATGGCTGCCAGCGCTGCTTCGGTGATCTACCTGGCCGGCGAGGAGCGCCAGGTGGCCAGCAGCGCCTTCCTGATGATCCACAACTGCTGGACCTTCCTCGCCGGTAACCGCCATTACCTGCGCGCCGTGGCTGACGATATGGAAGAGTTCGACGCTGCCATGGCCGACCTCTACGCGGAAACCAGCGGCCAGCCCGTGGAAAGCATGGCCGAGATGATGGACGACGAGACGTTCATTCGCGGCAAGCGCGCCGTCGAGCTGGGTCTGGCCACTGGGCTGCTCTCCGCCGACGAGATCACCGAGCGCACCACCAGCGAATCGAGCCAGAACAACGCTCTGAAGGCCATGGATATCGCACTGGCCAAAGCGGGCTTGCCGCGCTCCCAGCGCCGCGAGCTCTTCGCCAATTTCAAGTCCGGCATGCCTAGCGCTGCCGGCGGGGCCACGCAGAACGCTGGCCTGACCGATAAGCCTCGCGCTGTCGACAACGCAATCCCTTATGGGGCTGCCGCACTTGCCGCTGAACGCATTCTCCAATCTTAGGTGACTCCATGATTGCTCATGCAAAAGACATCCACTCCAGAGGTTCACGCTTTATCAAGCTGCCCGAGGTCAAAGCCATGACCTCGCTTTCCACCACTGAGATTTACCGCCGTATTGCCGCCGGTACCTTTCCCGCACAAGTCCATCTTGGGCCTAAGTCATCTGTCTGGGTTGAGTCTGAAATCATCGATTGGATCAATGCCAAGGTCAGAGCCAGGTGTGAAGAGTTGGTCGCCAATGCGTCGCTGAGACAGGGCGCGCACCAATGAGCAGCCAGTTACAGGTGGAAAAATGAACCAATCAACGAAAGAGCTGCATGAGGTTTTAATCCGGCTTCTCAAGGGCTGTCTCAGCGCTTGGGAAAAGTGGCTCGACAAGCAGAAATAAACACCCAAATCACCATCGCCTCGCACGTCGTAACGCCATTGGCCGCACGACCAAGACGCCTCGCGAAATCCGCCTCACGGCGGGAACTTTCCCGAGGAAATCGTCATGGTCGATACCGTCAAACTCGAAGCCGAGTACAAACAAATCACTGCCAGCCTGGAGAAGGTCGGCGATCAACTGAAATCCCAGGCCGAAGCAACCCAGAAAGAAATCGCCCGCACCGGCGAAATGCAGGCTGAAACCCGCGCCAAGGTCGACGAGATGCTGACCAAGCAGGGCGAGCTTCAGGCCCGTCTTCAGGAGGCCGAGCAGAAGCTGGTCAACGCCAGCAATGGCGGCCGCAACCAAATCGAGCGGCAGAAGTCTGCCGGTGAACTGGTAGTCGGCAGCGACCAGATGGAAGGCGTCAATGCATCCTTCCGTGGTTCCCGTCGCGTGTCGGTTCCGCGCGCGGCTATCACCTCCGCCCCGGCTTCTGGCGGCGCCCTGGTCGGCGCTGACCGTCGTCCGGAAATTATCATGCCGCCGGAGCGTCGACTGACCATCCGCGACCTGATTGCCCCTGGCACCACCGATAGCAACGCCATCGAATACGTCCGCGAAACCGGCTTCACCAACAACGCCGCCGCGGTGGCTGAAGGTGGCGCTAAGCCCTATTCGGACCTGGTGTTCGAGCTGGTCAACGCGCCGGTTCGCACCCTGGCTCACCTGTTCAAGGCAAGCCGCCAGATCCTGGACGACTCGTCCGCGCTGCAGAGCTACATCGATGCCCGCGCGCGCTACGGCCTGCTCACCGTCGAGGAGCAGCAGCTCCTGTACGGAAACGGCACTGGCGCCAACCTGCAGGGCCTGATGACCCTGGCAGAAACCTATGCTGCTCCTGGCGGAATCGTGGTGACTGGCGAGCAGCGCATCGACCGCCTGCGCCTGGCGCTGCTGCAAGCCGAACTGTCCGAGTTCCCGGCTGACGGCATCGTCCTGAACCCGATCGATTGGGCTGCCATCGAGCTGACCAAGGATGGCGAAGGTCGCTACATCGTCGGTCAGCCGCAGGAAGGCACCGCTGCCCGCCTGTGGAATCGTCCGGTCGTGGCTACCCAGGCCATGCAGCAGGGCGAGTTCCTGACCGGTGCTTTCCGTCTCGGCGCTCAGATCTTCGACCGCATGGACGTCGAGATCCTGATCTCCACCGAGAACGACAAGGACTTCGAGAACAACATGGTGACCATCCGCGCCGAAGAGCGCCTGGCGTTCGCCGTGTATCGCCCGGAGGCCTTCGTGACTGGTGCTCTGACCGTCACTCCGTAAGCCACCAGAGGCGCCCCGCCTGGGGCGCCTTTCAGGAGGATGATTCATGGCTCGTCCAAGAAAGGTCGCCCCTGTGGCTGACACTTCCAGCGAAACGGCTAAAGCCGTCGCAAGCCCCGAGACAAATCCCTCGGAGGTCACCATCTACCCGCTGCGCTCCTACATGGATGCCGGCGAGATCAAACGTCGCGGAGGGCCAGGTTATACGGTCCCGAAGCGACACGCCGACGCCCTGATTGCTCAGCGCGTGGCAAGCACCACGAAGCCTGACGGCGACAAGTAAGGAGTCATCCCATGCCTATGCCGACTCTCGCAGACCTGAAAACGCACCTGCGTATTCGGCACACGCAGGAAGATGACGACCTGCAGATGAAGCTGGACGCGGCAATTGACCATGCCAGCCAGTTCATCGGGCGCCCGATCCCATGGGCAGACGATGATGGCGCTGCGGTCGACGTTCCGCACAGCGTGCGGCTGGCGATCCTGATCATCGCTGCAGAGCTGTACGCAAACCGCGAGGAAGCAATTGTCGGAACCAGCTACACCAAGATACCGAAGGCGGAGAACATGCTGCACTTCTACCGAGTAGGGCTTGGGGTATGAGAGCCGGGCGACTTGATACGCCGGCCGATCTGTTGAGGCTGGACGCCGAAGTGCGGCCATGCGTCGTGGATTGGCTTTGGATCGGCATCAGGGCCAAGGACGCCGGCGACGTCCAGGCGCCATCCAGCTTGCGCAACCCTGGAAAGGTTGAAGTGCGGGCGTGGTGGGATGATCGCCTGCAGATCGGACGATATCTCCGCGCAGGTGGCAGGCTGCTGCTGATCGATAGCGTACGAGACGTCACGGGCGATCGCGCCGACGCCGTTATCACCTGTAGCGAGTTGGTAGGCCTTGCTGGCGAGTACCGCCCGCAGGACGGAATCCCGGTTCCGTGTCGGGTTCACCTAACTCATGAAGCGCCGTATCGCGATGAAATGGGGCAGGTGACTGAATACCGCACCAAGGCTGAGGTTGCCCTGATTGAGGTTGGCCGGCCCCAGGTTGACGACCAACTGGTCATCGATGGCGCACGATACTCCGTGATTGCGTATGCCGATGAGACAGACGACGGTGTCGTTCGAGGCCTCTGGCTGGAGAAGGTCTGATGCAGATAAGGGTAGAGCTGCATGGTGTTGAGCTGGCCAAGGCTCGATTGGCTGAGGTCGGGCGCAAGATCGATCCGGCGCTTCGAGGTGCTCTCAACACAACCGGCACCAAGGCCAGAACAGAGCGTTACGTCAAGCCCATGAGCGGAACGGTTAAGCCGCAGCGCCTGCGCCGCGCGCTCAAGCTTAAGCGAGCAAGGCGAGGCCGGATGGAGTCCCGCATCATCCCGAGCAGCTCCGGCATCCTGGTCGTGGACTACCGGACGTGGGGCTATGAAGAAATCACCCCGACACGCGCACGGATATGGGTGCGCGGCCCGGGTGGCCGAAAGATTGCCGCCGGCTTCATCAACCCGTCGAGCCGCCACAAGCTCCCATGGATAACGCGAAGTAGCAGGACCAAGGGAGCAAAGACCTACGCCTACAAACGAGCGCTACAGCTCGCACAAGGGCCGTCTGCGGCCTACTGGTTCAAGCAGTTGAGCGGCGCTGACACGGTCAAATGGGTCAACGCATACCTGCTGCGAGAGTTCGAGCGGCGCATCAGCATCGAGATCGCCAAGGGGGCGCGATGACCAGAGGTACAGAGCTTTCTGCCGAGATCCTGAAGCGCCTTGAGGCAATCAGTCCCGCCAATGACTACCACACCAAAGTCGAGCGCGTTTATGGCTTTGGTGAGCGCAAGCCAGATAAGGCGCCAATGCCTTACATCCTGGCCCGCATTGCGAGCGACGAGCTGGAAGAGACGGCTGGAACAACGGCCTCGCGGGCGGCGCGCTATGAGATCGAGGGCGTCATGCCAAGGTCCTCGTCATTGCAGGATCTCCAACTGCTGCATCACGACATTTTGAAGACCCTTGGCACTGGCCAGCTTCCGCACGTTCGGCCGCTCAAGAGTGGCTGGCCTTTTGAAGAGGCCGCCGAGTATGAGCCAGACATAGAGGGCAGTACGACGCGCAGTGTCACCAGCTCGATAACCATCCGGTACGTCGAGAAGTACTGACCTAAAACAAACCCAGCAACCCGCCATCGAGCGGGTTTTTTTTCACCCGGAGAAAACTCGCATGGCCAACTACGCATACATGGGCAAGGGCATCGTAAAGCTCGCCCCCGAAGGCGGCGGCACCGCGCGCGACGTGGGCAACGTGTCCGCGCTCAACTTCAACATCAACGAGAACATCATTCGTTTGCCGAACTACCGGACGGCTGGCGGCGGCACCTATGCGCAGGTGAACCGTATCGAGTCGGTCGAGTTCACGGCTACTCTGCACGACCTGAGCCCCGAAAACCTGGCGATGGTGTTGTTCGGAACTTCGACGGTCGTGGACAACGTGGCCACCATCGAGGCGCTGACTACTGGCGCGCAGACCTTCGAGATGGTCTTCAACGGGGTCAACGAGGCCGCTACCGGCAAGACCGTGACCGTGACCGTGCACCGCGCCAAGATCGGCGCCGCTCAGGGCCTCGGATTCATCGGTGATGAGTTCGCCGCGCTAGAGATCACCGGAGAAGTGCTAATCGACACTGACATCACAGACGCCGGCCTGTCGCAGTTCTTCAAGGTCGAGATGGACACCATCGCCTAAGCGCCCGAGTCCAAGCCCATCGGATCGGTGGGCTTTGGCGCGTGCGCCGTGGTAGATTTCCCTCATTAATGGGAGGGAACCATATGCGAAGTCTTGGCTTCATTCTGATCGCTCTGCTGTCGGTGCAAGCCAGCGCTGCCAGTATTTCCAAGTGCGTCGACTCGCAAGGCCGCGTCACTTTTACGCAGAATGCAAACTGTCCTGGCGGCAGCGTCGCAGATGGTGCTGTGCGTGCTCACAATCCGACTATCAGCGGGAGTAGCGCGCCGGTACAGATGGCTGACCCCAATAGGCCGCGCGCAGCCAGCCCGCAAGCGAAGGAACTGACGGTCGTTGGCCAGCCTCAACAGAGAACGCTGCCTATAGAAAGCCCGGCGCAGAGAGAGACGACAGTAAGACGATCGGCCGCGCCTGCGCAGCCGTGCATAAAGATGGTTGAGCGCAGAATAAACAGCAGCACGGTGATGAAAAACGGCAGCCGTCGCGGACGCTCTGAAATTATAAAAGTTCCTGTTGCCTGTTAGGCAGGCAGAAAAACTACCACAACCCGCTCCGGCGGGTTTTTTATTGCCCGAAGGAAAGTCAATGTCAGACCTGCAGATCCTATTCCCCGACACCGTGTCGGTGCATTTGAACGCTCGTGCCGTCCACATCAAACCCGTTCGGTTCTGCGATTTCGAGCTGTTCGGCCGAGTTTCCCAGGCGCTGGTCGACGTGCTCAAAGACCCAAGTCTAGAGCGCATTGCTGGCTACTCCGCAAATCGCAGAGAGCTGAATTCTCTGCTGCGCAAAACGACTAGCCTAAGCGCCTTTGCCATCTGGCGCCTTCCGGCTGCTTCGGCTGTGGAGCTGGCCGTCTGCGTGATTAAGGTCAACTCCAGTTTTTTCGATCAGGCCCTAGTGAATCTGGCGGGGGTTCTTCTTGGGCGGACGCAGCACAACAGCTGATCAGCGCCGGCCATCGATGGGCTGATCTGCAGCTTTACACGCTGCCGCAAATAGAGACGTTTCTGGAGTCCGTCTCTCGCATCGGTCGAGAGGACATGCGCGCGGCGATCATAGCGGGCCGTGTTGCGCAGGCTGATCAGAAGGGCTTCAAAGAATTCATGAAAGGGCTGCGCTGATGGCAAGCAAGATCACGACACAGCTGGTCATTGATGGCAAGAACACGGGTGCCAGCAAGGCAATCAAAGAGGTCGATGGCCAGCTTGGGAGCCTTTCTGCAACTGCGAAAAAGGCTGGCGCAGCGATTGCCGCAGCAATTTCAGTGGGCGCCATCACCAGCTGGGTGAAGGCTAGTATCGACGCAGCAGATGCGAACAGGAAGTCGGCTCAGTCTGCAGGCCTGGCAGTTGAGGAATACACAGCTCTCCAGTACGCGGCCAAGCTTGCCGGGGTGGAAGCAGGATCGCTCAACAGCGCGATGGCGCGGCTGAACCGGACTATTGCAGAAGCTGCTGTTGGCGGAAACAACCAAGAGGCCGCATTCACCAGGATTGGGATTGCAGTCAGGGATAGCGCAGGCAATCTCAAAACCGGCGACGTGATCCTTGCCGAGATTGCCGACAGATTCAAAGAGCTGCCAGATGGCGTGCAGAAGTCCGCCATCGCTATGGAGCTTTTTGGACGCTCCGGAACCCAGCTTATCCCTCTGCTGAACGGCGGCGCGGACGGCCTGGCTGATTTGCGGAAAGAAGCCGAAGCGCTAGGCCTCGTCATGAGCGACACGCAGGCTGCGCAGGCTGAAGTGTTCAATGACAACCTGACTCGGCTTGGCGAAGCTTCTAGCGGTGCAGCCAATCGTGTCGCCGGCGAGCTGCTGCCAAACCTCGTCGATCTATCCGATCTGCTGGTCGACCTGAACAAAGATGCCGGCGCGACCACTATCGTGGCCAACGTGCTTGGCGGCGCAGTGAAGGTTCTAGCATCCGCCGCGTTGATCGCTGGCAACGGCTTCGGCTCGCTCGGCCGCTTGATCGGTGCTGCCGCTGCCGCTGCGGTCTCTGCCTCAAGGGGTGAATTTGCCGAGGCGGCCGAGATTATGCGTCAGGTCAGCAGGGACAATGCGAAAGAGCAGGCCCTGATGATTGAGCGCGTCAAAGGGCTGTGGTCTGGCGCTGGAGAAGAGGCAGCGCGGGCCGCTGTTGAGCTGAAAAAGCAGCAGCGGCAGCTGGAGATCATTAGCAAAGGCACGGTCGACGCGCTTGTTTCCGACCAAAAGAAGCTGACGCAGGCGATTAAGGATCGGATACGCGAGGTTTCTGCCGCGGAGAATGCGGCAAACAAGGATCTCGAAAAGCTCAAGTCCGAGCGACTGAAGATTGAGCAGCGATACCAAGACGCCATCGCCGGTATGAATGCTGGCGGTGAATCGTCATATGGCGCCGCGCAGGCGCTGAAGGTCGGCGCGCGCGAGGCATTGCGTGCCGGTGACGTTGAAGGTGCGCAGGCGAAGGCCCAGGCCGCTCTGAAGATGCTTCAGGATTTGCAGGCGGCCGGAGCCAACACCTACGGCTTCGCCGGGTTCATCGGCGAGCTGCGCGACATCGAGCTTGCTGCGAATGACATTGAGCAAAGCCGGGCAGAGCAGAAAATAAAGGCCATCAAGGATGAGATGGCGCAGCTGAAGCAGGCTGCTGACCAGCTCAAAGATATGCCCGTCAGCGTGAAGATGGACGAGGCTGCGCTTGCTTCTGTCCGCGCTCAGCTGGATGAACTGGCCAAGGGCGAGATAATCGTCAAGGTCGGCGCGCAGTACGACTTCAGTCAACCTTACACGCTGCAAGACCCGGGTCCGGCGCCGCAGAAGTTCGCCACTGGCGGATATATCAGCGGCCCAGGCACCGGTACCAGCGACAGCATCCCGGCCTACCTGTCGAACGGCGAGTACGTCATCAACGCAGCGGCCGTGCGCAAGCTTGGCAAGCGGCATCTCGACATGCTCAACCGCGGCATCCCGATCCCTCGGTTTGCCGATGGTGGGATGGTCGGTACCGTCGCCAGCCTGGATACGTCGCCTCGCAACCTAGGATCGCTGGACATCAGCATCGGCGGTGACACCTACCAGGTGTTCGCGGACTCTACCCAGGCCGATCAGCTGCGCCTGGCTGCGCGCAAGCACGGCCGCACTCACCGGAGTTAACCATGCCACAACCTCAAATCATGCTCGGCGGCGTGCCGATCGTGCTGCACGCTGGCGCGCCGGTTTTGAGCGAGGAGCCCATTGGCGGCGAAACGTCGATGCGGATGAGCGACGGCGCACTGGCATCGATGACGCATTGGGAGCGCATGTCCGGCACGATCAGCGGGAATGGCTGGATGCCGCCCGGCCTGCACGGACTGGACTACAGCCAGCCGATGGAACTGCGGTCGACCAAGGTGCAGAGCGTGACGGGCACAGACCTGACATACACGCTGCGCGGAACGCCGCGGCCTGACGTTGCGCCGTGGGCACAGGCGCTGGTCGGTGACGATTGGGTCAATACGGCCTGCAGCGTCACCGATGGCGTCGCGACCGTTACGTCCGTCACCAGCGCTGCCCTCTACCGCGTCTGCTGGATGCCGATCTATAGCGTCAAGGCTCGCCGGCCATCCGAAACGCAAGATTCAGGAACTGCCAGCCATAGCTGGTCCATCACCTGGGAAGAAACCTAATGCTCAACGCCTCGCCACTGAACGCCGTGCCGCTGAACGGCTTGGCGAGTGCTGCCGCTGAACCGGAATACATCGTGCGCGGGCAGTCGTTCGTGTGGGCGCTGCGCGTGTTGGTTGACGGCGTGAACCGCACGGCGCAGCTGACAGGAACCGTCACCGTCGACCGGGAGGAGGGCGCGGCTGGCATTGCTGGCTTCGATCTCTACATTGCGCCAGGCGTTGCCGTTGTGCCGCCAGACTGGAAGGGCAGGCCGGTATCGATCGACTACATCAGCACGAGCCAGGGCGCGACGACCGAGGCGCGCCGTTACACAGGCCAGATCAGCATCGCAAACTGGAATCCGGTCAGCCGGGTGCTGACGTGCGAATGCTCGGACCAGCTGCAGCAGCGCGTCGAAGGCATGACTGTTGCGGCGATTGATTCACTGGTCGGCGGCTACTGGTCGGCGGATGTGTTCGAGGAAGTTGATGGGCGCAGCCATTGGGACTATGCCCGAGAGCGGTTGAGCACCAGGCCGGTAAGCCTGGACTGCTCGCCAACTGGCGATCTGCGGGTCACCAGCTGGTATGCCGTTTCGCCGCATTTCGTCTACGGGCCTGGGACCACGCTCTATCAGACCATTGACCTGCAGCAGTCCGACCTGTCGCGCACTACGAATCGCGTCGAGATCGAATTCGGTTATCGCTACAACCGGCTGTGGCAGCTGAACGAGCGCTATGTCTGGCGCCACCCTGGTACATTGGGGCTGGATGGGCTGGCCGGCTTCTGCCAATGGCGCACCGACCCAACCGAGCTGCCTCAGATCGGCATGGTTGAGGACGCGGCGTCGGGCAGTGGGCAGACGGTGCTCAACCCGGACTATTACCGGCTACCGCTGACCATGGCCGACCCATGCGGGACGGGCGTCGGCTGGACGAACGTCTACGACGACCTCCTGCTCGGCGTGACATGGACCGGTGCGCGGCGCTGGGTGCAGACCGTGACAGAGACGTACAGCCTCACGCTGGCCACCGCAGCCGGCGAGGCCGAGGCTACCAGCATCGTGCAGCGCTCGTCGGCAACGGTGAACGTCGAGAGCGATATGGCTGAGGCCTGGACCGAAGGACCGATCGACGGTTCCGGCGGGGCATTCGACATCCCGAACGACGCCCGCCGCAATGCGGCCATGGTTGTGGCGCTTCGCATGGGGCAGGTCGAGATCATCGGCGCGCACCGCGAAACAACGGTGTCGTGGCAAGTGCCGACCAGCATGGCGCTGGGCGTAGACCTTGTGCACACACTGCAGGTCGCCGATCAGGGCGTAACCGCCAGCGGCAAGTGCCGGCGCATCGTCGACAGCTTCGACCTCGGCTCTGGCTCTGCCGTTACCACGATCAGCATCGCCATCATGCGTGGCGGCGGGGTGAGCGATCCTCTCACGCTGCCTGGCCGGCTGGGTGAGGGGCAGATCGGCGAGGGCGAGGGCAATGTGTTCTACGAGCCTTTGCCAACCCAGCTCGGCGGCCGAACGGGCATCCCGCCCTACGACGATGAACTGGACGGATTCGCCGGCAACTACAGCCAGAACAATCCGAACGCTGAGGTCTTCCCGCGCCGGCTGAGCGTAACGGCCGCTGAGATCCCGGCTGCGCAGCGCGACGAACAACTGCTTGATGCCGCGGTGCTCTACCGCGTCGGCATCCCCAACGATCTGCTGGAGCTGTGATGGCCTACATCAACAACTACCTGGAGCCCATCGAGCTGGCTCAAGGGGCGACCTCGGCTGTGCTGGCCCTGCCGGATGGCAGCTATCGACTGACTCTCTCCGATGCGCTGCGCACGCGCTGGGAGATCGTCGATGCGGCTGTCGCCAATGGCGCCGCAACGCTGATCCGGGCGCGAGAGGGCACCACCAATCAGGCCTGGCCTGGCGGCAGCGTCATCTACTGCGCCGTAACCGCGGGCCAGCTCAACGCACTGCTGGATCGAATCGCCGCTGCAGAAGCGCGCATTGCGGCGCTCGAGCAGGGCGGTGGGGCAGAAGCACTCACCGACGAACAAGGCCGGCCGCTCACCGACGCGGGCGGCAACATCCTTACGACTGGAGACTGACAAATGCCGCAGCACATATTTCAAGGCCAAGGTGAGCCGAGCAATTCGCTACTGGCGGAGTCAGGCGCGCATTACATCGATCCTGACGCAGAGAACCATTACCTCGCCATTGCCATGCGCGACGAGCCCGGCGGGCCAATCGTGGAAACGAGATGGATGCGAGTTGCAGAGCAAAGGGCTGAAGAAGGCAGCTTCGTTGAGGGTGCAGCCACGATCAACGTATTCTCGCGCGGCTCTTCACAGCCCCTTAGCTATGCGGTATGGCAGCCAATCGACACCCCGCGTCTGGTATTGCCAGACCTCGCCGATTATCCAGGGGTCATGCAGGTTACCGCCGAGGACTACTTGCTGACTGTGGGCAACCCAGCGGACGGCTTGGTCATCGAGAACGTCACCTCCGAGATTGTGTGCAGCGAGACGATTACTGCTGTGCAAGGCTCTGCCGGCAGTTACGTGGTGGCCTTGCCAGCCAGCAGTGTAATGCTGCAGTTGCGCCGCCTGGATGCTGGCCCGTGGGTCTTAATGGTGCATAGCCTGCCGGGAACCGGAGGCGCCTGATGCCTCTCGGAGATAGCCGCCGAGCCTCCGGGCAGGCAATGGAGCGGAGCCGCCGCGCGCTTGGCGAAGCGATGGAAAACAGCCGTCGCGGCACCACGGTCGTGCAGGACATCAACCGCCTCACTCGGCCGCAGCCGCCGCGCCGCCCGCTGCCAAGCATCGAGCCGGTCGGAGCCTTGCCAGCCTCGCGCGGTAGGGGCGCCTACAAGGCGCCCCCGCCATCGGCGGCTGGCGGCATTGCCAGCCCCCTGACAGAGACGGCCAATAGTCGCGAGTACTACGCCGCGGTAAACCGCCCATCCACCGATGGCATGGTGTTCTTCAGCGTGCGCGCCGTCCGGCGCGTGCATATGACTGACGCCAACGATGCCGAGGTGGTACTGGAGTTCGAGAATGTCACTAGCTGACCTGCCACTGAATGATCAGGTCGTCGAGTTCGGCTTCGGATGGCACGGTCGGCATGTCGTGCCGCTCACCGGGGCGCCCTATATCGAGCTGCCCAGCGGTCGGAAGGTCATGGCGCCGGAAATCGGCAACGGGGTGCACCCGTCCACGTTTCTGGTGGACAACGGCATGCCTGAGGTGACCACCGTGCTGGATGATCCCGAGGCGGCTCTCTGGAACGTGGCCATCACCAACTGGAGCGGCACCGGCAGCTTTTTCCGGCACTGGGCCAGGGGAAATGCTGCCATCAGGCTCATCCGGGTCGGCGATTCGTTCAGAGCAGTGGACCCATCGATAACCAATTTCGGCGCTTATGCGTTGGTGCGTGCTGGCGTGCAGATGGGCATCGCCGACCAACAGGTGCCGCTGTCTGCGCTGGGTAACGTGCCGAGCGACTTCAATCGCGCGCAGGTAGTCGACATCAGCCCGGACGGGCGCCGCTGGGTCTTCGCGCTCAGCAGGATCTCCAACCAAGACTTTCCCTATCAGATCGCGATCAACGACGTGACCTATAGCGGGCCGCTGGCGTTGATCGAACTGGTGTTCAACGCTGGCGTCACGGCGATGACCTACCGTGTCGTGGCCAACTACGAGCAGTGCGCCGGCGCTGTGGTCAGCAGCCAGAACGGCGCCGATCTCCAACAGCGGGTTCACGTGCTGCGTATCGGAAGCACCGGAATCGTCGGCGAGAGCGACTACGAATGGACGCCCAGCTGGTCGCTGGAGGGCTCCGGCGAGCCGGCGTCGTGCAGTACCAGCTCAGCCGACCCATGCTCCGATGCGTTTCGGTATTCGACCGGAACCTCTGTAGGCACGTCCCGCGTCGAGATGGTGACGGGTGCCTGGTACGACGCTGCGGGCGTGGCGCAGCTGGTTACCCTGCGCGTGGATGCGGAAACCACGTTGGCCAAGGGAAGCCCGGCGCCTGGGCCAGGTGGGCGTTACTACTGGGATACCTACACCATCACCTGCAAGGTCATCGGCTATGCATCCTATGCGGGCGGTGCGTTCGAAGAGTATTTCAACCTGCACTGGACTGACCAGCAGACGGCCAGCGGTCGGGTCTTCAACATGGCGCTCGGCGGCACGTCGATTTTCAGTTTCAGCGGCTCGCACGCCGTTCCGACGACGCACCAGACCGGTACCCAAGAGCGACAGGATGCGCCGTCGGTCAACCGCGTGTTCGCTGCCGGGTTCGCCACGACGTTCAACGTCACGGTCGACCTGGCGCGCGAGTTCTCCAACAAGGTGCGCGGGGCGATCGTGCGGGCGGAAAAAGCGGATTTCTGCGAGTACACCGCCAGCGCCTGCATTACCCCGGCCGGAGTGGATCCAGGGTATCGCTCCACTGGGAATCTCTACCCGGGCGACCGGAATGACCGCGCCAACTTCAATCTCGCGCTCTGGCAGCACCACACCAACTTCCAGGCCGGCAGTTACAACCCGGTGACCGGGCAGGTGGTGCGCAGCCTGGTTGGCGGCGAGCGATACACCTGGGTCTGACCCAACACAACGACGCACAGCCCGCCAAGCGCTGGCTTTCTTTTGCCCGGAGCAATCATGCAGCCAGCAAAACTCGATCTGCACATCGTGCAGGGCTCGACCCTGCGCGACACCCTGCGGCTGATGCAGCCGCGCTACGAATATCGGCCTATCACCGCGCTCGGTGGCGCGCCATTGCGCCTCACCGTGGACCACGGGCTGCCGGGCAGCTGGCTGGCATGGGTCGAAGGCGTCAGCAATATGCAGGGTGTCAACCGCTCGCCGCGTGAGCGCCCGCACCGCGTCACCGTGGTCGACGCGGCCACCCTGGAGATCAACGCGCTATCCGCGTTCGGTCTCAACCCAACCGGCGGGCAGCTGATCTACAAGCCACCGGTAGACCTGACCGGAGCCAAGGCCCGCATGCAGATCCGGGCCGGCCTCGGGGGCGCTCTGCTGCTGGAGCTGACCACCGAGAATGATGGCCTGGCCATCACCGGCCCCGGCACGCTGATCCGCACCATGAGCGCAGCGCAAACGGCCGCGCTTACGTGGACCGATGGCGTGTACGACCTTGAAGTCGAGTACGCCGATGGCACCGTTCAGCGCTACCTGCAGGGAGCCGTCACTGTCAGCCGCGAGGTGACCACATGAGCACGGTTGCGATCTGCGGTGATCCCGAGGTGCTGGTCATCGAGGCCGGCAGCGAATACGCCGTGGCGCTCGAGCCGTACGCCGAGACGGTCGTCGTCATGGCCGGCGAGCAGGGGCCGCCCGGGCCGCCCGGCAAGAACGCGCCAGGCTCTGGCGATGCCCCACTGATCAGCGAAGACCCCGACAACCGCCTCACCCAGGGCAGCGACGACGGCCTATACGTCCGCGATGACCTGATTCCAGACCCTCTCGCCTACTACATCCTCGCAAAAGGTTGAGCCCATGAGCCTCGAAACCAAAATCATCGCTGTCGTCCAGGCCATCGGCGCGGACATCAAGGACTTGCGCACCAAGCAGGGCGACCTGACAGCGCTCAGCACAACGGCCAAGGGCAGCATCGTCGCAGCCATCAACGAGCTGTACACGTTGCTTGGGTCATCCGGTGCAGTCATCGACGACACCGCAGGAGACGGTGCCACGTCCGTCACCTGGTCGGCCAACAAGATCTTCGACTCGATCGCTGCCGCCTCGGCCGCATTGAAGAACGAGCTGGTCAACGGCGCAGGCGCCGCTCTCGACACGCTGAAAGAGCTGGCCGATGCGCTGAACAACGACCCGAATTTTGCCGCGACCATCGCCAGCGAGATTGCCAACCGCGTGCGCTACGACGCGCCGCAAACCCTCACCGCTGCTCAGCAGCTGCAGGCTTGCCAGAACATCGGCGTCGGCAACCCCGAGCGCGATTTCGTAGCGGACTACACCACAGCCAAGGCGTAAACCATGAGCCTACAGACCCGCATCACTGCACTCGTGCAGGCCATCGGCGCGGATATCAAGGCGCTGTATTCTGGCAAGGTGGGCACCTCCGATGCTCGCCTGACTGACGCACGCGAGTGGACGGCATCGACCGTCAGCCAGGCCGAAGCCGAAGCCGGCACAGCCACGACTCGTCGTGCCTGGACCGCCCAGCGCGTTTTCCAGGCGGTCGCAGCTTGGTGGGCTGCGTCGGCCGACAAGACGAAGTTGGACGGTATCCAGGCTGGCGCGCAGGTGAACGTGCCTACGAACCTGGCGCAGGGCACACGCACCACAACCGCGGTACCAGTCACCAGCAGCACCGGCACGGGCGCAACGCTCGGGGCGGCGACCACGAGCCTGGCCGGCGTGATGACAGCCGCCGACAAGACCAAGCTCGACGGCGTCGCTGCCGGCGCCACGGCGAACGCCACTGACGCCCAGCTGCGCGCGCGCTCCACGCACACCGGCACCCAGGCAATCAGCACCGTTACCGGGCTGCAAACGGCACTGGACAACAAGATCAACACCACCGAGCGCGGCGTCTCCGGCGGCGTGGCCACGCTGGATGAGTTCGCACGCATCCCGGCCAGCCAGCTGCCAAGCTATGTAGACGACGTGCTGGAGTATGCGACGACAGCGCAATTCCCCGCGACGGGCGAGGGCGGGAAAATCTATATCGCCGTCAACCAGGGCACCCAGGCGAACCCCACGCGCCAGTACCGCTGGACCGGCTCGACCTACGCCGAGATCAACCCGTCGCCGGGCACCACGGACGCACTGGCCGAGGGCTCGACGAATTTGTATTTCAGCGAGCACCGGGTACGCAACACGGTGCTGACCGGGCTCAACCTGACCGTGTCGGCGGCGATCACGGCGGCGGATACGGTGCTGTCGGCGTTGGGTAAGCTACAGGCCCAGCTCGGGCAGAAAGCAAACCTCGCCAGCCCTACGTTCACGGGCAACCCCACGGCCCCTACACAAGCCGCGACCGACAACGACACGTCGATTGCCACCACGGCGCATGTGAAGGCGGCGATGGGGTTGTTTGGATTAGGGTCAGGCACAGTAACTATCACACCTGGAACAAACGCAAACAGTCTCACCGAAACGGGTATTTACGGGATCAACTCGGGGATAAATCTGCCGGGCGGTGACAACGGAACGTGGTATGTCAGAGTAGATGGGGCAACTACAAGCGCCGGGCGGACGACTCAAGAGGCAGAGAGGGCGAATTCATCGACCGCAGGGGGAGTGCAAGTGTACCGCCGTCGATCGTATGACGGTGCATGGACTCCATGGCAAGAACTCTGGCACACCGGCAACTTCGACCCAGCCACCAAGCAGGACAAGTCGTCTATCGTCACCACAGCCACAAGCCGCACGCTGGCCCTGACTGACGCATGGAACTACGTGCGCCCAGGGACCACGAGCGCCATCACGCTGACGGTGCCAACAAACGCAGCCGTGGCGTTCGATGTGGGTACTGAAATAACCGTGCGCGCACTGGGCAACGTAACCCTGGCGGCTGCCAGCGGCGTCACGCTCAACGCTCCGTCTGGCGGCACGCTCAGCATGACCGCGCGCATGACGGTCACCTTGAAGAAAGTCGGCACGAACGAGTGGGACGTGATCGGCCAAACGGTGGCAGCATGATGCCCGGTGTGGTGGCGGGGTTTCCAGCTAAGCCGGGTAGCGTGAGCTTGGTTTCAGCAATCATATCCGCTGAAGAAACTGGGTTTGTAAAAGGAAGCTACGGCTCAATAAATCCAGCGTTCGCCAACGTGAATCCATCGGCCTCAGCGTCTGATGGAGCTGCTGGAGAAATTCTCGCGATTACATGGAGCGCCGCGCTTGCAAGCGATCCATCGGGATACCCTGCGAAAGTCACGCTTGAGATCAATGGCAGCTACGCCTCTGCTGCAGCATTGCCATTCTCAAGCCTTACAATTGATGGCTCTGTGGTGCTGAGTAAATCCTCGTTCACCTCATTCCAATCGTTCGGCGCTAGCTGCGCGATCGTCTGGAATCGAACGACGAACCCAATACCTGCAGGCAGCCACTCGCTGGTATTCGCCTAACAGCCCCGCCAGTCGGGGCTTTTTATTGCCTTAACCTGTATATCAATCCAGTGATTTGGTAAAATGACCGAGGCCGCAAAGCGCTTGCGACGCTGTTCGGCCTCTAACCAAGATTACCTGTGAGGAGGCAACGATGGCTGAGTCGATTATATCCCCAATCACCAAAGAGGCTGCTAGATCAGCAGGCTTAAAGCACTTTTTTACTGGTGTTCCGTGTGCGCAAGGTCATGTGGCGAAGCGCTTGGTCAGTAGCGGCAAATGCGCTGAATGCAGGCGCCTTAAGAGCGCAAGGTAGCGGGCATCCAACCCCAAGTACTTCAGCGACTACCGAAAAACATATGCGCTGATAAACCGTGAACGGCATATTGAGTATTCTTCAGAGTGGAGGAAGAGCAACCCTGACAGGTGCGCAGCATATAAGGCTAGCTGGAAGTCCAAGAACAGAGAGCAAATGCGTTTATATTTCACAAAGTATTTCCGTGAAAGATATTCGGCCGATCCTGCGTTCCGGTGCATACAAAGAATTAGAAGCAGGTATCAGAGCGCGCTTAGGCGAGCCAGGCTAGGAAAGGATGTGTCGCTACAGTCTTCTCTTGGGTACAGCGGATACGAGTTGATGGCTCACATTGAGCGGCAGTTTGTTGGAGGTATGTCTTGGGACAGTCGAAGCAAGTGGCATATTGATCATATAGTTCCGATATCTCAGTTCCTGGCAGAAGGGGTTACCGATCCTGCCGTCATAAACTGCCTTAGCAACCTTCGTCCTGTTTGGGCAAAGGAAAATCTACAGAAAGGCGCCAAACAGACGAGCCTTCTGTAGTTAATCAGTAATCTCAAGCCCGGCCAGTCGCCGGGTTTTTATTGCCTGGAGTTCCCCATGCCTCGACTATCAGCTGCCCAAGCGGGCGGCGCGAACGTGCGCGCCTTTCTGGATCTCATCGCGTGGTCAGAAGGCACAGATAACGGCCGTCAGCCGACGCGCGATCAGGGCTATGACGTCGTTGTCGGCGGTTCGCTGTTCGACTCCTACGCGGACCATCCGCGGCGCCTTGTCGATCTTCCGGCACTCGGCATCAAGTCCACGGCTGCCGGCCGGTACCAGATCCTGTCGCGGTATTGGGATCACTACCGGAAGCAACTCGGCCTAGCTGGCGGGTTCACGCCTGAGAACCAGGACCGCATTGCGCTGCAGCTGATCCGGGAGTGCAAGGCCTTGGACGACATCAAGGCGGGCCGGATCGAGGAGGCTATCCACAAGTGTCGGAGCCGTTGGGCGTCATTGCCCGGCGCCGGGTACGGCCAACACGAACACAAGGTCAGCAATCTGCTGGCTGCGTACTCGAAAGCCGGGGGGGCGCTCGCATGACCGCCTGGCTGAAGTTCGTGCCCAGCTGGGCCTGGTGGGTGCTGGCTCTGGCTGCCGTGGCCGGCGGGCAGCAGATCCGAGTGCTATCGGCTCAGTCTGACGCCGCTCAGGCGAGAACCGATCTTGCCTCCTACCGCACCGAAGTCAGCGAGCGCGACCGCCGCGCTGCGCTTTACGTCATGCAGGAAAACCAGCGGCGCCAGGCCGCAACGGAGAAAGCAGATGCAGAGGCGCAGGAACAACTGGCTGTCGCGCGTAGCGATGCTGAGCGCGCTGGCAGTGCTCTTGAGCGGCTGCAGCAGCGCCTCGCCGCAGCTGAGCAGCGCAGTCGTGACGCCGGCAATGCCATCACTGCCCAGCTCGGCCAGGCAGCCGAGGACGCCGCCCGAGTGCGAGCCGACGTGTTCGGCCGGATTGGAGAGGCTGCTCAACTCTATGCTGGAGTTGCAGACGAGCGAGGAATAGCTGGGTCGGCTTGTGAGAAAGCGTATGATTCAGTCAGCCGCTAGCGCCTTGCGAATCCCCTCGCTCACATTCCCTCCGCCTAGCTCCGCCGCCCGGGTCAAGCTGGCCTCATCCAGATAGACGTTGACCCGTTTCCCGCCGTCGAGCTTTTTCGCGGCCGGATCTATCGCAGCGCGCACTTTGCGTTGGTCGAGTGTGCGGATCAACCCGGCATTGGCTTGTGCGTAGTTGCCAGTGGTCATATTGCGCACTAGGGCACCGGTATCGCCTTCGCCGCGGGTCACGGTCCCGACCATCTCCCAGCCTGGTAGGTCGGTTGCCTGGTAGAGCATTGGCTTGCCTGGCTGCTCGATGGTGATGCGGCTGCGGTTGTCGTGGCTCATTGCTCAACTCTCGAAGGTGATGGTTTCGGTGCGGTAGGAGTCATCGGCGATCTGCGCGACTGTATATCCCTCGTCGGCATCGTCGCAGGCCAGCTCGGCCAGCGTGACGTCTTCGCTGTACTCGATTTCTTCGATTACAGGAGTCAGGCCAAGCTCGACGGCGGCGCGGATGCGATGGCAGCCTTCAAGGGCGGCCCAGTGGCCAAAGCACTCCATCCATACAGCTTTGATAACCGGAGCGCCAAGGAAGGTCATTTCGGCCTTTACGGCGTCCAGCTTGTCGGCATCGAAATGGTCGTGGGCGAGGGCGATGATCATGTTTTTCCCCACCCCTGATTCCGCGAGGTGCCGGTCTGGGCTTTTTGCCCTTCGATTGTTTGAATATACACACACATTATAGCGGGCGCAATATTATTTGTGCGTATCTTTTATTGGATGATCAGGGGAGGAGTTGTGTTGCCCGGACGGGCTGAGATAGGGGAAATTCCTTCCCCAAAACGCAAACGTAAGTGTTTGATTCTGTTGGCGCGGGAGATTGCGCAAAAGAGCGGATTTCTGGGCGTGAAAACTGGCCGAAAGCCGCGAGGCACTAGGCGTTGAGCCTGATCCGTGCGGCGTCCCAGGCTTTGATTCCGTATAGGCACAACCGCTGATCGGGTTCGGACATGGGCGACTCTCCAAGGCTCCTGCAAAACTGGACGGCGGATTATGCCACGGCTTGCC